GTTTGATTTCCTTTTCCTCAAAGTCAATACCAAGCCTGACGTTATCATCAAACTTGGTAGTGGCCGTAATTGTTTCCAAACTTAGGGAGTCGGGGTTAAAACTGAAATTGACCGTAGTCTCTCCGGTTAACTGATGTTCCCCTTCCCCGATAGTTTTTCCAGTTTTGGAATTAATATACGTGTTTTTTTCTGTACCAGATACCGGAATGACAACGGATTGACTTATAAGTGGTCTAATTTCCCCAGGAGTGGGTTCGGGAGTTTGCGGGTCACTACTACTTTGGCTATGCCTGATTTGTGGAATCGGAGTAGGTTGCGGCTTGAATGTGACGCTTCCCGATAGGGTTCCAGTTCCGATACTGGACAGTTCAAAATCATGGTTTCCGGGAGTGGGGTTAACTGTTACTTTTTTTATTTCGGTAATGACTACCGGGCGACGTAAACCGTAACCGACAAAAAAGCCAACCAGAATTCCGAGTAGGACTAAAAAGAGTTTGTTTTTCATGGGGCACCTCCAAACTAATTATACCATAAAACCAAACTATTTTAATTAATATATTGACACCGCGGTGTCACCGTGGTATTATAAAATATAAGAAAAAACGGGGAGAAAAAGAAAATGAGAAAACTAATAACACAAGTCACGGTTAATAAAATCAATAAAATGGTTGAAAAAAATATGAAATATAGTAAAGAATTAAAATATTTTCTTAATGAAATGCTTAGTCGGAAAGGTTGTTTCGGAACTACCTTAAAAGAAATGAGAAAATGGAATATACCAATGGAAAACCAAAGTCAATTTAATGTCTACGACTCAAACGTATTCCGCGGTATGGGAATCACCTTTGAAAAATACATGTCAGCAACATTTTGCTTAGATTTACATCACGTGTCTATAAAGGATTTTAACGGACTTGTTGAAGCGTGTTACTTAAATCAAAAATAACTAAAGACAGGTAACAAAGGCCTACCGGGAGCCTCAATCCCAAAATATGGAGGAGGTCCTGTACGAGTGGCGACAAAGATTAACCGGAGCCGATCCGGTTTTACAAATTGAAAGGAGACAATCGATGAAAAAATGTAAAAACTGCGACGGTACTGGACTAGTACTGCGGAAACCCGGATCTATTTATATGTCCTGGGATAACTCTAGGCAACTTAAGGGAGTGGTTGAGAAAAAAGAAACTTGCCCAAAATGTTATGGCAAGGGAATGAGGTGATACCATGGACTTAACCGGGATGAAACCAGGGGAAGAACGATATCACAACATAACTCACCCAGTTACTCAAGAGGTTCTAAGTTGTGAATACATATATATATCCTTTGACGGGAGAATTTACAGGACAATTCATAAGGATCTTCGCACCTGCCGGACCCAGAAAACACGATGGTTGAAAGGGCAACTTAGACCGGGGGCGGTAGTTCTGTCAATTAGGCTTGAACCGAAAATTAACAAGAAACTAGAGGAAATGGCCGGAAATTTCGATGTTTCGAAATCGCAGCTTATAAATAGACTGATCGAAAACTTCTCCAGATAGCTGGAGAAGTTATGTAATAAAAAAAGACCCGGATCACTCCGGGTCATTTGCCTAAAATAATTGTATGACTAATTTTGAAAACGTTATTTACAAAAAAATAAAAATGTGTTAACATAAAAACATAAACTATAAAAAGGAGGAGTAAAAAACGGACCTTAAATCAATCGGCATTGATTCAAAATTGGTTAATGACCTCAAGAGCAAAGTTGCGCAAAATGGAGAATCCATTAAGGAGGTAGTCGAAAAACTAATCCGTGATTATCTTAAAAAAAATTAGGAGAGGAGAAAAATTATTAATGGAATTCAAAGATTTTAAAAAATTACTACAAGACAATTTTAGCTCGATTGCTCAAGAAACCACCCATTTATTCGAAGTTGAGTTAGACAAGGACGAACTTTGGAACCTGTACTTAGATAGCTTTCCCACCGGAACCAATGAAATTTATCGGGAAAGACGGGAACACGATTGTAGTTGCTGTCGGCATTTTATTAAGGCTATCGGCAATGTGGTCGTTATTAAGGACAACACAATTAAAACTATCTGGGATTTTGAAATTGACGATCCTGTTTATGCTCCAGTAGTAAAGGCTTTATCGATGTTTGTTAGGACAAAGGTAGTTGCCGATGTTTGGTTTAGCAGAGAGGCTAATGTCGGAACGGATAGCAACTATGAGGAGTCAACAGACAAGAGTATTATTCTTTGGCATCACTTTTCTCTAAAGCTTCCGAAGCAGTTTGTTAATAACAGAAGTGAATCTTTGGGAGAAATTAAAGGTTCCTTCAGAGACACTAGGAACGTGTTTAAGCGCTCCCTGGATGAGATTACCGAGGAAAGTATACTGACGGTACTTGAATTAATATCCCAGAATTCCCTTTATAAAGGTGAGGAGTGGAAGGTCGTATTGCTTGAGTTTCTGAAATTCAAACGGGCTTACATGGCTTTACCGTCTGAGCATGAGAAAGAGAACTACACTTGGGAGCAGTCAGTCAAACTCGGTGGAGCCATGGGCAGAATCAGGAATCACAGTATCGGTACACTCCTGGTTAATATCAGCGAGGATATGGATTTAGATGAAGCAGTTAAGAAGTATGAAGTAATTGTGGCTCCAGAGAATTACAAACGGCCACAGGCCATCTTTACCAAAAAGATGTTGGAGGAAGCTAAAAAAACTATTGAAGAACTCGGATACCTGGATTCGCTTGGCCGAAGATATGCAACACTAGATGATATTACCGTAAATAATATCTTATTTTCTAATCGGGATTCAGCGAAACGAATTACCGGGGTCTTTGAAGAAATGGCTGGAGAAGTCGCGATTGACCCGAAGAAGTTTTCTAGGGTTGAAGAAATTTCAGTTGATGATTTTTTGAATAATGTTTTGCCGACTGCGAAAGAACTTGAAATATTCCTAGAGAATCGGCACTCAAACAGTATGGTTTCTCTAATTGCACCGGAAAACGCTGGTACTCCAAGCATGTTTAAATGGAATAATCCTTTCAGTTGGGCGTATGCCGGGAATATTACCGATAGTTCGATGAAAGGGAATGTCAAGATGGCTGGCGGGAATGTCGAAGGAGTTCTTCGATTCTCGATTCAGTGGAATGACAGTGAATTCAATCCTAACGATTTCGATGCTCACTGCGTTGAGCCCAATTGGTATGAGATTTATTACCCCAATAAGATGTCCTTAAGTCCAACAGGTGGAATGCTCGATGTTGATATTATCCGTCCAGTGAAAAGTGTTCCTGCTGTTGAAAATATCACTTGGGCCAATACCAAGAAGATGGCAAAAGGTGTCTACCAATTCTTTGTCGAATGTTATTCGAATAATGGTGGACGGTCTGGGTTTAAAGCCGAAATCGAATTTGGCGGCCAAATCTATGCCCTTGAATATAACAAGGAATTAAGACAAAAAGAACATGTTCAAGTGGCAGAGGTTACTTTTGACGGTACTAGCTTTAGTATTGTAGAGAAATTACCGTCTAGCATATCTTCACGAAAAGTGTGGGGATTACAAACCAACCAGTTTGTACCAGTTTCCGTGATGATGTACTCCCCGAATTACTGGGACGAACAATGGGATATCGGTCATCGGCACTACTTCTTTATGCTGAAAGGTTGTGTTAATCCGGAAACCCCGAACGGCTTTTATAATGAATTCTTGAAAGAAGATCTATTGCAACATAAACGAGTCTTTGAGGCACTTGGTAGTAAGATGAGAGTTAAAGATGTCGAGGATCAGTTATCCGGTGTCGGATTCTCCTCGACCAAGCGAAACGAAGTCTTGGTAAAAGCAAAAGGTCAAACTGAACGAGTAGTCAAAATTAAATTTTAAAGGATGGTGTTACAAATGTTTGAAGTAGCGGCTAGGAATAAATATCGGTTTCCGTTTAAAGGTCTTATCAATGTTGAGGATTTATGGCAACTGGACGTAAATGATTTAGACATCGTTTTTAAGGCTTTAAACTCCGAGTTAAAGCAGGTTAAAGAGGAAAGCTTGCTTGAAGTAAAGTCAGAACAGGACAAAGAGCTGGATCTCAAGATTGAAATCGTGAAACACATCGTCAAGGTTAAACTTGATGAGGCCGCCTTACGGTCTAAGCTCAAAGAGAAGAAGGTTCAGGAGCAGAAAATATTAGCGATTATTTCGGGCAAGCAGGATGAAAGCTTACAAGGCAAATCGTTGGAAGAATTACAAGCTATGCTGAGTGAATTAGGTAATTAAATACAATTTCACCAAGTGACCCGGAGAGATCCGGGTCACTTCTTTAAGTACCACTTGCCGCCTGAGCGATAAAAACGGCGGTCGCCGCCCCGAGAAACATCCCGATTGCGGTAGTGTCTTTGCCGGCGAAAAAACCGATAATCGCAACCAAAAGACAAACTAATCCATATAGACGTTTGGATGATTCAAGGGAACCGGCCATGAGAAAACCTTTTAGGTTCATGTTATACCTCTTTCAACACAAAATTCCAGTTTACTATCATTTTGTTGCTGTCAACAAAATGGTCAATAATCCAAAATAGCCCTCACAATAGCGTCCTTGTAACCTTCCCGGTACTTTTTGAAATTTTCCACATCCGCCGCATTGTCGTGGAAAAACAACTCAATCAAACAGGCCGGGGCGTTGGTCCGGTCTAACTCTGCAAGATGACCGCCGTCCACCGTGGTCTCTTTGGTATCGGGATCTTCTTTGCCTCCCCTAATCAAAAGACCGTTGGCCTGGTGTAGATACTTTACCAATAGATCGGCCATCCGGTCGCCGCCGATGCTATCTTTGTGTATCCAGGCTTCCATTCCCCGGGCCTTACCCGATTCCTTCCCGCCCATCGCGTTAGAATGTAAGGCCAAGTGGAAGTCAGGTTTTGTTTTGTTCGAATCGACGATAACTTCGGTCAAAGTCATATCCGGTCGATTAATATAAATTGCAATTTGTCCTAATCTCGGATCTTTAATGATATCCTTAACCAATTCCTGCATCCTTGATTCTTCGGATACTCCGTCAACCCCGATGTTATTTTCTTGTGTCGATGCCGATAAATAAAGCTTTTTAATCATGGATCCTCCTTATTGCAATTTTTAAAGCAATGGGGTATAATTATCTTAATTGAATAAAAGCCCCAAGCGAAGCAACTAACTTCGATTGAGGCGCTTCCCACTAACCGACTACACCGGTCAATGAGTTTCTTGGCTTATTATAACACATGCAGTCACCTTTTGGGAAGACTGCATTTTTGATTTATCTGTAATCATAAGCACACGTGGGAAAAGACACGCCTGTCGATTGGGGATATAAGCCGGGAACGGGAACTTTATAGTGTTGGATGCTCCAATGCTGGGAAGACTTTTCTTTGCGGGTTTCTTTTCTTTCTTTTCTCTCTAAGTTCAACCGTTCTTCTCGGCTATTTCTTTCTTTTCAAACTGGTATTAAAGGTCTTAGACGTAACAAAACAACTTAAATAGGTTTAATAGACCCAATATTGACAGCAGATCGCAACCCTAAAAATTACCCCTTCATCAACAACGTTATCAAAAAAATGATGATAGTAACCATCGTTCCAAAAGACCACCTACTGCCCCATTTCAGACTACCTTTTATTTCCTTAATACTATTTTCTAAAAAATTATAACGTTGATCCTGAACCGCTGACGCTGTTTTCAAATCACTCACTTCCTTTTTTACTTCGTTAAATTCTTCGATTGATACCGTCAAAAAAATCACTCCCCTTAAAACGAATCCGTGGAAAAAGTATAATTAATTACTGGATGGGTATAATATAAATACATTAAAGCCCTCTTAGCCGATCCACCTCTCGGATCGGTTCTTTTTTGTTTAATACCTTATAATATATTTAACCGCAACCCAGGGCTGAAGGTTATTGTGAGCCGTTCCAAGGCCAGATGAACTTGTAACTGGAGCGCTATATGCACCTGTATCACTTCCTCCGCAAGGCGGACGTGTTCCACTAGGAGTAGTTGGAGTAGAACCTCTTGGCGGGTACACATGACTATGCGTACCATTCTCGCCGGCTGTTAAAGCGTGGGTTTCTGCGCCGCCGTTGGCACCAAGGATATCTGCGTTAGGGTCGGTTACGTTATTCGCCGGAGTGCCACCTTCTCCGTAATCGTCCATGCTCAAAAAGACTCTTCCTCTTCCTTGTGGAGCTAGTAGTATTTTCTTATGCAATGCCCAGTCGGCTTCTGCGCTTGTTAGTCTAGTGCTAAGAACTCCTGCATCCGTATAAATCGGTGCAGTAGTATTACTGTAGTCAATCCAGAGTTTCTGGAATAGGTTAAAGCAATCAGCATTGGCCCGGGCTGTTGCATTGCTCGAGGCATCACCAATTGATCTGCCATCTAACCAGAGCCATGACCCGTAAGCGGGAAGATTTTGCCATGGATGGGTCATAATATGACCAACTTCATAAATCATATTATATATAGCCATTGGTAAATTAGCATAAATAGCCCCATCGTCTTTTAATTGTATGCTTCCATTTACATTTTGTTCAAGACCATTCCCGACAACATCGGCATTAATTTTTATCTTAGTTACCGAATCGTCATTAAGAATTTCCGTAGTCACTGACTTATCGGTTAAATTGTCAGTCCCTACTTTTTTGTTAAACATATCTTGCAGTCTTACCATTACTTCCCTAACCGTCGATGCTGCATCATTAAATTTACTCATAAATAAACCACCTTTCAAAAATTAAAGGGAGGTTTTTGGCCTCCCTTTTTACCATTTGTAAGTTGAACCCCAGGACGATGATGATGGGGATTTTTTGGGCTTTGAAATAACCACTCCCATTTTTTGAAGTTCAAAAGTTAATTGTTGATATTTTTGAAAAGAAAGTGATTGTTTAAGACCATCTAAGATCTCCAACCTTCTTTCAAGGCTTGGGGCTTTTAAAACCATACTCAAATTGCTATCTGAAATTGCTTTGGCCGCATAACGATGATATCGATTTTTAAACTCATTTAATGTTTCATCTTTCCCTATGGTTTTATTCAACTTAAGTTGTGCATAAAGAGTTTTAATATTGTTCATGTCAGGAATAGACTTGATTTTTTTAACTGAATCCACAATTATGTTTTCGACTTTAAGAGATTGTTGCGCTTTTTGTTTTGCTTCCTCATCTTGTTGCGCATATATTTTTTCCTGTTCTCCTTTGTCGGAATATCTCAGGAAGGAACCAAAAATATTTAATCCAGGCATTTTTAAAGCCTTTTCAATTTCGGTAGCGTTACGGTCCGAATAGTCTCCAGGGTTATAAATTACGCTACCTCCGAGACTTTGCCATGAATTTTTTCCTAACGCTATTGTAGACGGACCAATTCCTGCTATGAATTGTTTTTGCGGTATTATTGGATTACCCCGGAATTCATCAATTGGGTTTTTACCTTTAATGTAATAAGTGTAAAGATTCCCCGCAACTTGAAGAACCGGGTTTAGACTATAAGGATTATTTTGAGAAACAATATCCAGCGCCCCTTTATCTCCGGTAAATTTTCCGTGAGATAATGCCCAGGTGATTGCGCTCCAAGTTTGGCCCTCGTAGTCTTGCGGAATTCTCAAATACATTGCCTTACCGTTTTCAGCAATAGCAAGAGGAATGATATTATAGTTCTGTTTGTCGTATTCCGGGATTTTATCGATAAGATCTTTTAACTCTTTGCTTCCGGCCACCGCTGCACCAACTAAAATCATTTTCGGAATAACATTGATCATCATGGTTTTCCAAATATAGCGAGAAGGATTATCATTGAATGATTCGGCCATCGACCGGATTCCTTCTTTTCCAATATTGGAAAACATAAAAACATTATTGGTTATTTGATGTAATGCCCCCTGCCTTCTTGCGTCAGGAGTTCCGATTCTGGTCCTGACGATGTGCCCGATCTCTTGTTGTGAAAGATTGGTTTCGTTTTTTAGATATTTAAATCCGGTAACTTTTCCGGTCATTTCCGACACACGACCAACATCATTTAAAAATCCCCATGCTTGCTTTAGCTTGCCCTTCGCTCCTTTGTATTGTTCGGCCTGATTTGGGTTAACTTGCCATTCGGTGGATAACCGTTCAATTTCATTGTCAAAACTAACATCCTTCCCAGAGTAAATTCTATCCGGGTTAAGCATGTAATTTTTTTTCATGGTCATTATGTCTGCGCTAGTGTAATCTCCAAAAACATATTGGTAAACTTCTCGAACGGCTTTGTTATAGTACCCCAAAAGCTTAGGAACATCTCTTAATTGAACCTGAGAAACGTTTTTTGTAGTGGAAGTAAAATCTTTTATTAAATTCCTTGCCATCCAGATCGGATTCCTTGATACTAAAATTTGTTTAATTGGACTTGTTAGGTTAGACAACAACTCAGCAAGTTTTGTGGCCTCTACCGGGTTTCTTTCGAATGTGGCGGCAATTTCTTTGTCGATATAGTATGACTTTGGTTTGCCGTCAACCAGAACAGTGAATACGGTTTGATTCGGATCTTTAGGATCTTTGGGACTCATTCCTTGTCCGTTAAATCCTAACTCCGCATCAGTTGCATAATTACCTTCTTTAAGAGAGTCAATAACTGCACGTTTGGCAGTATTCAGTTTCGCGGCTCTCATCATCGAAATATCTTGCAATACGGTAGCAATAAAAGGATTTTCGATGTCTGACAAAGTACCTACCTGGTGGTAAATCTTCGCCGACATTCCACCCCCGATTTTATCTTCCAAATAGTGGGCCACGCTAAATTTAGCATAGTCTTTGTTTTCCCGCATGGTTTTAATTAACTCCGGTGAATACATCCCGGATTCTTCGGCGCGGTCAATTAATTGTTCGTGAATCGTCCGGTAATCCTTAATAATACTTTCGAGCTTTCCAAATTTTTCTTGGCCTAACTTTGCGCTCAAATCTTTAAGCATCTGTTTTGCCGCCGCTTCGTCAAGTCCACGAGGATTGGCGATAGTAGATCTTTCGGTTGAAGCCCGCTTCGCCAACATATATACTCCGATATCTTCAACATTCAGATCCGCATCGTTCATCGGAGATAATACCGACTTACTAACATCGTCCATATATGCCCCGACTTCGGCGGCAATATACTTAGTTTCTTCGATGTTCCATTTGGCTTTTTGACCCAATTCCTTACTTTTACCGCCTTGCTTAATCCCCTTGTTAAGAAGTTCCAAAATAGGGTAATCTCTATCAATAAGGTATTTGGAAATAGTATCCGATATTGTCAAAGGTTCCTTCTGAGCCCGTTTTCTTGCTTCTTCACGCAACGGATTGGTTTCCTTAAGCATTTGACGAGCACCTTCGAGTCGATGTTGCCCAACAGCATCAGGATTAGTCAGCCGGTTTTGAATATCTTCATAGGCGGCTTTAAACTCTGGCTTTTTATCAAGATGTTTGAAAAAAGCATTATGAAAAGTTGGAGCCTCTTTTTCCAACATCTTCGGATCATTCAGTAACACTGATACCGCATCGGCATATAGTTCTTTTGACGAATTCCGGTATAAGGTGTATTTAGGATCTTTCTTCGGGTCAAACGGCTTCCATTTCATTGAAAGATCTTTTAGTTCCTTGATAACATTGTTTTTAACTACCGGTGGTTCTTCATCCAAAGATGATTTCATGTACTTCTTCAGTGCAGCGATCCGTCCTAAAATGTTACCCCTGGACAATGTTTTTTCAGGAAAATAATCGTTCATATGGCCGATTTCGTGAGCCATTACCCTTGTGGCTAACTTGGAATCTTTGAAAATGTCTGCCCGTAATAAAATATTGCTCCCCTTTTCGTTCGCTTGGAATCTCCCCAAAGCATCGCCCAGTTTTTCTTTTACATGCGGAGCCTTTCCTTCATTGATTTCTTTTGCCAATTCGACAAGTTCAGGGAGTTCTATTGGGGAACGTTCTGAAACGTTTTGATCAATTGCGTAACCGCCCATATCAGCATTAGATAAACCCTTAGGGGTCTTGACTTGACTCTCTTTTTTAATCTCTTGCGGTAATTCTTTGTTTTGGAGAATACCTTTTTTAACGTTATTGATATCTTCATACCCCAATGCCAACCCCAACTCCCGATGTCTCTTTGGTTCGGCATTATAGTTTTCCATAACTGCAATTAGATCCTTGTTTGTCTTGGCGATAACTGGTAGGTTATCGTTAGTCATCCCAAAAAACAAACCATTATCTTTAGATATTTTCTTGAGGTTATCAATTTCTGCCTCGGTTTTTTCTAGCCCAAGATATGCCGGTTTATCACCGGAAACAACCTGATTAATTTCCCAAGCACGAGATTTATTTAGTAATTCAGGGGTATTCGGTTTACCACTCTGCTCAAGCTTTTTGATTTCGGACCAATAAGGATTTTTTTGGATATATGGATTGAAAGTACCGTACTTTTTAGAATGTCCTAAAAGTACTTTTGATTCCTTCACCAACTCCGGGTAATCTTTAAGGACTTCGGGAGGGACGGGTTTTCCTTCTTGCAACGCCAATTTAGAAACATAATCATAAGCAATAGGATATTTTTCTTTTAACCACTTTGAATCTTCTAATAAAGTCGTATAAGCTTCGGTTAAATTTTCATTTGGTCGATATTGACCGTTTATTCCGTTTTGAATTTTGCCATTCTCCTCGATTGGGCCAAACATTTTTTTGTTTTGCACAAGATCCCAAAACGTATTGTCTTTTGCTGCAACTTCTTCTAAACCGGAGTTATGGGAAATTTCATGAGAAACGATGTGCTTTTTAGAAACTTCGTTTTTAATCTCGAAAAACTTCGGTCCAATTTCTATTGTTCCATCTATTTTAGTTGTAGCCTCTTTTATAAGCGATGGGTTAAATTTAAATCCTTTAGGAGATTTGTTTTGAAACTCTTCCTTCGTCATCTGCCACGGTTCTTTACTACCACCCTCCACAACCTCACCAAACGCCCTAGGATTGGTTTTAACGGGTTGGTTTGGAGTTGGGGGAGTGTTGTTAACCACTTTAATTTGATCGGATGAAAAAGGAGAATAACTTTTGTTACCTTGTTCTATAGCTACTATTCCATCATATCCACTATCAACAAGATAACCTCTTTTAAAAAGTTCAGAATTAAGAATTTCAAATGCTGGTTTTGGAGTTTCTTTTGAAAGTTTTTGACTTAATCCTTCTTCAACAAAATCAGCCTGTTTTTTACCCGTAGCAACTTCTCCGTAGCTAAGACCAAGTTTATCGGCAAATTCTTTCCGGGTCATTTCGGTTTCTAAATTGCCTAATCTTGTTACGTCAAAAGGTTTTTTAATTGATAAGTAAGATTTATATATGGTCGGATTCTTACCATTATACTCTGGTCTTGTAGCATAAGTTTTGGCATATTCGAGAGAATCGGTAAACCATTGATGAGCAGCAAACGTATTGAATCCAGTCTTATCACCACCGGTTCCATGGTAAACAACCAACGGTTCCCCTTTTTCATCGACTACTTTCGAATTTTCAAACCACTCTTTATCAACAGGAGGAGAAACAGAAACCGGCTCAGTTTGATTCGGTTTCGTTTGTTGTGATACAATTTTCATTAAATTTCCTACATTACCTGTATTTTCGATCCCTTTGGTATTTGCCCCGATTCCGTTAGTTCCTTCAAGAAGGCTAGGGGGCTTTTCCCCTCGGGTACCTCTAAGACCTTGTTCGGTCCTGAGTTGTTTTGCGGCAAGAAGATTTGTGTCGGCTTCTTTGACATCTTTCCCAATTCCATAACTGAAACCTCCTCCCCTTATTTCCATTGTCTGCCCGTCTGGAGTTGTAACTTTAATTATACTACTTTTCAAAACTTCGTCAACTTTTTTCATGGCATCATGGGTCTGTTCGGGAGTATCGAATTGAGCAAAAAATTCATCACCCTGTTTGTGAAATACGTCTTCATGACCCAGACTTTTTAAACCGGTAGCCATATTTTTAAGTAACTGATCACCAGCCTCGTGACCGTAGTTGTCATTAACCCATTTAAGACCGTCAACATCCGCCTCAAGTTGGACCGGTTTCCGAAGTATAGGATTGTTCAATACTTCCTGGTATACCCGGTCATTAAGCATCCCGGTTTTGTCTTGAGTAAACAAGGCCGATTTCATTTCTTCTTGATTCATATTCTGAAGAGTTTCCCGAAGACGATCATTTATTCTTCTCTCCGGGGTAACTTCCGACGGTCCCGTCACCGATTCCAATGCAATATTATTAACGTCAGCCGGTAGATTCTGGACTGGTTGCAGTTGTGCTTGCGGCCGTTGTTGAATGCCACGTTTTCCGCTTAAAGCCAACCCGGTTCCACCCAATAACGTTGCGGTACCAATCCCGGTTAACCCCGCTTGGACAGACTCCACCCCGGCTTGTTTAACTTTGTTCCAATCCAATTGACCATTGGTGATAAACTGATCGGGCTTATAGATTACCTGCTTCGATAAACCGCTTACAATCTGAGATGTGGCTTCCTGAATACCTTCCGCCGAAATGTTTTTCAGGTAACTAACCAATGATTGTTTGAACGGCTGAGTAAAAGTCTTTCCAAAGTTGCCGAGAGGTATCTTTTCTGTCAACCCTTCAACCACTCCCATGATGCTTCCATATGCCAACTGTTGGAGTACGCCTGCCCCTTCTTTCTCGGCTTCCTGTGCATACTGACCAACGGCAATTACCCCAAAGGTTAACGGTGCAACTGGTCCAGTAGCCATTGCCCCGACGATTTGAGGGATGGGTTTGACGAGATTAAAAGCACCCTTTTCGATGTTACCGGATCTCTCCATTGCTACGTCTTGTTCTGCTGCTTTTTGATTCATAAAATCACGGACGTTAATATCAACATCTGCGCTCCGTTGATAGACGTCTTTGATCGGTTTGGTTAAGAACGTATCCGGGATAACGTTTGCCATCAACTGTTTTTGAAATTTATCAGCATTGGCCAACCCAGAAATTAACCCCGCGCCGCCAGCGATTAAACCACGCCCAACCGCTCCAGGAAGATTTAATAGTTGCTGACCTAATGCCGGTTGTTTAAATTTTTGTTCGTATTGATCGATAGCGGAAAAATCAAGTTTGTTCTCAGGTTTTTTCTTCTGTAAATCTTTTTCGTATTGATCAACCATTGAAAAATCTAATTTCGCCATCTTCAGTCACCTCTAACTATTTAGTAATGGATATTTTTGTTTAACCAAAGAAACAAAGGTAATTTTTTTGGTCTTTGCTTCTTTTAAAAGTGCATCTATTTGAGGTTGAGTTATATTACCTGGCAAGTTAATTCCTTGATAAGAAATTGTTTTATTCCCCGGTTTATTACTGATCAAAGACCGCGGTCCGCCGCCAAACAATATTCCCATCGGGCTTCCTTGACCAGGTTTAAATTTAACTCCCGGTTTATTCTGGGAAACTATTAGTTTTGTTCTCGGGTCCATGACTTGCTCGGTTCCCCAAACTTGGCCAACATTATTTTCTGCATCTTGCACCAATTTATTATAAGCTGCATCGCTGCCAAGTCTTTCAATGATCCTGCTCCGATTATTTTTTAAGTCCTGAAGATAATCTTCCGGCCTCTTATACTGATCGGCCACCGCTGACAAACTATTTTTAAAGTTAATCTGATCCTGAGTGGGTTGTCCCGGTTTCGTTTCTTTGGAGGTTGGGTTGTAAGTACTCCAAATATCTGCTTCCAACTTCCTCTTTTTAAGATCAAGAAGTGGATCGGCAGTTTCGGTCTTTGGTATAAATGACTTCATAGCATCGTCAATAACTCCATTATCACCCGTCTGATAAGCAGTAATCAAGATTCCTTTTCGTGGGTCATTGTCGGGAATTAAGTTAATAAACGATTCATATGCGGCGTTTTTCTGCCCCTGCAACGCTTGACCGGATTTATACTTCACGCCCTCACCCATCATATCAAAGTAGTCTTTTTTACTCAAATTTTGTGAAATAAGATTACCCGGTCCCTGTTCTTTGTAAGTATTCCCGGTAGGCATATCAGAAATAGTTTCATATTTAGTAACCTCTTGACCCGGAGTCCAGAAAAATCTCTCATATGGGGTTCCTTTAAACTGATCAGCAATTTCCGGAGTCATGGTAATATTATTTGCGGCTTCAAGTTTCGCCTTTTCTTTGTCACTATTCAATTTATCAAGCATCGAAAGATAATCATTTTTAGAAATAGAACCAGGTAAGGTAACGTCCTTCATCTCCGTCGCCCCGGTGATATTAGTGGGAGTGGTTTCCTTCCCCCATAAGAACGGTTCAAACTGAGTACCTTTAAACTGATTGGCTATTTCCGGGGTAATCTGCATTTGGGAACCAGCCAGAATATCATTCTGCATTTTAGCCCGTTTTAATTCCTCATCCTGAAGCAGTTTATTCCAATCATCCATATTTTTTTGTCTTTGCTGCGCGTCTATTTGTGCTTGTCCCTGATTATATCCATTGTACATATTAGAACCGCCGCCCGCAAGAGCGACGAACGGAAGGGCATCTTTGATTATTTTTCCCCAATCCCATTGAGCCATATTTATCAATCTCCTTCATTCCTATTTTGGTTGTAATTTAATATTAGAGGCCAATTGTCCTAACGCTTTTCCGGTGGCAGCATTGTTGGCCGCCCCAATTTGTTGATTTTGCATATATTGTTGATTATAAACCCCGGCATTGGCCATTTTTGCATTTTGCTGCATCTGGGCGTTCCACTGATTAAAAGCGTTTTTATCTGCGTTTTGAGATCCTAAAATACCGGAATAAGCCATTTGATTTTGAAGCGGAATCTGCCCCATTTGTGAAAGAGACGGAAGCATTCCCAACGCTTGAGATTTATTCAACTGAGTAGCATCTATATTTTTATTCCCAACATTTGAAACAATATCCGATATTGCCTTATTTTCCCGTCCTTGCTGTCCTCCCCAGTCCATCCCAGCAACACCGGAACCAGAAAGACCTTGGCCAGCCAAACGCGAAGAAATTCTATTTTCATCAACAGCAAACTGATTACGGGCCAGACCGGTTTGATCGGCGATCATCTTCTGTGTTTGTTCCGGAGTATAGGCGGAATAACCTTCCCCCAAAACATTCTGGGTATAATTTTTACCCATATCAAATATAGGTTGGGATTGATTATTACTAACTAAATTACCTACTTGTCTAAGAGACTCTTCGTATTCCGGATTACTTTGATATTCAGTTGGGTTATATTTAACAATACTTTTGTTACTGGCCTTTTCAGCAGAGTGTGCTTGACTGGCCGAACTTGCTACTGATGCCGCTGCAACTATATATGGAATCGCTGGCATTTGCCACACTTCCTTTCAAATTCATCTTTAAACATTGACATTATAATTACATCTTCGTAAATGTCCCCTCGCTTAACCGATTTTCTTTCTGTTCCTTCTCTTACAAAAGAACCGTCTCTGATATCATCGGGGAAGGATTTGACGTTGCTCGCCAGAGGTCTGATATAGATCCGGTTAAGATTCAACTGATAGAATCCATAACTTAAAACCGACCGGGTGATAATCCCGCCCAGTCGGTTATGTTTCTGATCGATAATCGCGATCCCGTATTCAGCCTTTGAATTTTCATAGTCGATATTTTGCAGATTGGCCCAACCGATCAGTTTACCATCAACCCTGATTCCCCAAGAAAAAACCGATAGTTTCGGGTTAAGTGGTTCAGTATTCAAATAATAATAAATCTTCGGGTCCGTCATCCATTTTTCAATTTGTGGTCGGTCTTCTTCGGTTAGCAAGGTTAAATTTATTGGAATCACCGCTCTCGAATTCGCTTTTAAGTAAAGAATAAATCATAAGATCCTGGTATTTTCCATTAATAAAAAGGGCTTGTCTCTCCATTCCTTCATAGACAAACCCCAACTTTTCAGCGCAACTAATACAGGTTTTATTCTCCGGGTAAATCCTGCCGTATACTCGATTTAGTCCAATTTTTTCGAATGATTCCCTGAGACATTCCTGGAAGGCCATAAGCCCTCCGGGTGATATCCCCCGTCGATCAAAAATATGAATACCGATCTCCGCTTTTCGACACGGAAGATTAATGTTGAAAAGAAAAACGGAACCAACTAAGGTTCCATCGTCAAGCCTGATCCCGAATCGTTGCCACGGAAAAAAAGTGTAAACATCAATCGTGGTCAAAGGATTATTAATATTGCTTACAAACTCTATTTCCTCCGGGGTTAAAAGGGTGGCTTTCATTTTTTATTTGCCCGTTTCCGTCCAGCGGCGGCCAATTGATTAAAACGCGCGTTACCAAGTTTTTTACGTCCGATACTAGCGGCAATCGCCTCCGCGCTTTGTTTACTCTTGCCCGTTTCCTGAATTTCATCGGTTAATTTTGCAAACTGTCCACCGCCACCTAATTTGGTTGATTTTCCCTCATAGGTTTTTGATATTTTTTTAGTTGCCATAAAAGATTGCCCCTTTTATTTTTTATTTGAAATTAAAGATTATCCGTGGTATATTATAAGTGACATTATTTTCATTTCCTTTCCCGTTTACCACCCGGTTGCCGCTGGGTGGTTTTTATTATTCTTTTAAACAATCGGGAATGGGGATTAACTTTGCAAAAACCGTAGTCTGCCAATCCGTGATATACTCCATTTCCAATCTAAAGATATCTTCAACAATGTTTTTAACTTGCAAAGAACCATCTCTAACCATATAACTAATTTGATCATCGAGTCTTTGCTGTGGCATATGGCATAACTCGTGAATTATGTTGTTTGCCTTTTCTTCGATTGGTTCATTTGCAAAGTCATCGGCTATATTAATAACTGATACATAACGGCCTTCGATTGATTTAATAGACATGTTGTAGTCGTTATCCGCTGGAAGTTCGCTTATCCTGACTTCCCATTGTTCCAACCGAAGAGACTTCTGATAATACTTGATTGCCTCTGCAATTTTATCTTTCCATTCCTGAGATATCATTTTGCCCTCCGTATTTTTATGTAATATAAAAGGCCAGGAGTTACCCCGGCCTTACCATTAACACATTTTCTTTTTCATTGGCATGTCCTTTTTATGCATTTGGTCCGACTAAAAATGTTTGGGAGTATATTCTCATAGTTCTACTAACGCTTGTTGTTGATAAATCATAATTAAACATCTCACTAAGACTATCGGAAGTTAAGGGTTCATATTGAGAAGAAACTCCAAGGCTAACTCCATCAATAAAGAATTCAAAATGTATCCCATTCCAAACTATTTCATATGTATGTTCTGAATTATTTAAAGTAAACACCGGGCTAAAAGTAATGGTTTGAGTATTGGAACCATTATAACAAATTCCTTTCATTATACTGCCATCGAAATAAAAGTCGGCACCTTTTGAAGTGGTTTTACATAAACCGATATGCATGGAAGTAATGCTGGTAGCGTAATCTAATTTAATTGTAGTTCTCATTCTCATGATTCGTGCGAATGTAGGAATTGTTTCTTTGCCATTCGAATCATATACCCTACGAACCGGACGGGAAGCAACAAAGTTTGATGATCCAGAACTACCAGTAGAATATGCATCATACTCCAAATTACTATACGAGGTCCCATTGCCAGTACCAGTAACTATCATTGCCGATTGGCGACCAATTTCGGGAGTCAATATTAAACCTTGGAATCCATATTGAAATAGATTCTTATTAAATCCGGTTACTGTTGCCGCGTTCAAGTTTGCAACTTCAGTAGTGCTTGTTACGACCAAGGGAGGGGTTCCGGTCGGAACGTCGGACGTAAAACTCTTGGCTCGAAGGTCGTAATCTCCAATATCCAGGTTTCCGGTGGCGGTTAATGAGGCGGTGCTTACTGGTCCGGTATGGGTTCCTGTTGTATTACCGGTTACGTCTCCGGTCAGATTTCCAGTAACATCCCCGGTCACCGGCCCGATAAAGCTTGTCGCAGTGATTGCTCCGGCCGAAAACTCCCCGGACGCTCCCCGCTTAACTACCTTATTCGCGGTGTTAGTTGCAACACAGTCGGCGATTAATTGAACAACTGTGTCAAAGTAAAGTTTGATCGCCGAAGTCAAATTATTCAACATCTGGTATGTAAGTTTTTCTCTTGTGAAATTCTTTGGTATTGTAAAGGCCATCTATAAAACCTCCCTGGTTATAGTAGATTTAATTTCCAGATAATCAAAACTGTGTGGGGTTGGACCGGTCTCCTCAATTTCAAAATAAATACTTCTGAACCGGTTCGTATTATCTACCCGGTGAAGTGGACTGGTTGAAGAAGTGTCAAGTTCATCCTCACTCACTAATAGATCCCCGTCATCGGGAATATCCTCATCCCCAAGTTGAAACTCACCGAGATATGTTCCAATAAATGAAAAGGTATCCGTTACACTCCCGGAAGCGGGACTATCTTGATTGGCGTTCCACCGAATTGTAACCGATTGCCCGTCTTTCAGATTCATAATTTGAATGCTTCGGAGGCATTGTTCAAACCCCGGAATGTTGCATTCCATACGGGTTTTGAAGTAACAGGAGATATCCACATCGTTGTCGGTATTACCGGTAAACATAGTGTAAACATGACCTTCACTCGAAGACCCGGCGTGTAAGGTGTTATCCTCATATCGAATCATCCGGGACATTATTAATCCGTCCATTGGGTACCACTGACCGCGGTATGTATCAAAGACCATAGTCCTGTCATTATAAGTCCCGTTGTCAGTATTCGGATAAGTCAGCACAAAATAATGACCAAACCAACCGACGGCGCACTTGGCTTTATTGGTTTCACTAATATCCTTGAGTTCATCGTAGATGTTTGCCGAGATATTAACCGCTCCGGTTGAGTCTGAATATTGCCAAACCCCATCCGGTCCAAACCAACGGAGGAACCCATCCGGACAGTCAACCAAAGTTTTCTGATCGTACGCTCCGGACGGCGGGCCGGAAATAACCTGCAAAGTTCCACTGAACGGGAAAACGTCCGAAGGTTCGCCAATGATCCAATAGGTCTTATGTCTTTTGGTAACAAACAATCTGCCATTGTAACGTATCATCCCGGTAATGGCCTGACCATCGTCACGGTCACAGGATACCCATGATGCAACGTCAACCCCGCCGTTAGTATGGAACCGGTCGTAATAATCACCCATAGAGAAATATACTCGGGTCGGATAATTCGGATCTCTGGTCAACCACATGCGTTCCTGGTGAACTACGGGAGTTTTACCATGCGGATGCACTCCGGAGATTGCAACACCGTTTTCATCAAGTAGTGAAAGGAGGGTGGCCCCACCGGTAGTCCCGAAATAAATATCAGTCCCATCAGTAAAGAAATATTTACCCCACCAGGAAACAAATTCGATTTCGTCCGCTGCAGTAAGCGATGGGAAGGTTAGGGTATTGTTGGCAAGATCCGTATCGTCTCCAGTGTAAACCACAGATACCGAACCCGACAAACCCCATGTTCCAACCGCATCCAAGGTAATAGTTCCATCTCCAGTTCGACTTCCGGTAGCCATCAAAAAAACAGGATTTACAGTTGAACCATAATAAATATCTACAGTTCGCGTTGTACTGGAGTTGGTTAACTGCCAGTGAATATCTACGTTCAGATCACTTCCACCAACCAAAATCCAATTGCTCAACTGGTTTGAAGCATCCCCGGCTTCAACGACCGAAGTCAATAAAAACGGGCTAAAAACTGAAGAGTTCAAATCGTAGACTTTGGTCCCGCATTTCGCAAAAGTCCGGTAAGAAGCTCCGTCATAAAAACGAAAAAGCCCGGTTATTCCTACACCTGCCGAAAATAGTTCAACTTCATTATCACTGAGAAACCCTTCTCGTTTAGTTAATCCCTGGTCATTGGCGAAATAATTAAACATATTAGAAGATTCCCCAGGCTGAAGGTCGTTATTGCTAACCCCTAGTTTTACACCCTTAAATCCCCCAGTTTCAGGTTGACCGATTACCCATGTTCGATTATTAGAATTCATGTTTCACCTCTACAATTCTAGAGCCCGGTCGGCGTTCATCCCGGACGAAAGATAATTTTTGAACTTTGTTAACTCTGATTGATACTCGTTTCCCCAGTAGATTGCCCGTTCCGAATCCGTTCCTTTATCGATAGCAAACATCTTTGCAACCAAAAAGTAAGAGATCAAGTAATGCCAAGCGGTAGGAACCTTGGACGGAGTATCGGTTAAAGTCAGATCCGCTGTTGGTCCATCAAAATACACCCGATTTAAAGTATAAGCATCGGCGGGAATCGGGTTAATTCCCATCTTGTCAACTTCGAGGTAATATTCGATAGGAATTCCAACTGCATTTAAAAGATAACTTACTTCAATATTTTGATATGCAACCGGCGTTAATTTACCCAGGCCATTGTAATCAATTGACCTCATAGCTACAAACCCGGTCGGGTAGGTGTATTCCCTTTGGTTCGCCGTGGTAGTCAAGACATCAGTTGTCCTGCTGCACCGCGCCTCCCGGCAAATCTCCGCATACCCCAAATTAACCTGGCGCAAAGGCCAAGTTCGAGTAGGAGAATCATATTTGGATGCCGGTGAAGACTTGTCACTCGTCTCGTCAAACAGGTTAAAACTTTCACTGATGATATCATCAGTAGTCATAAAACCACTCCCTTATCTGCTATATATTATTTTCAATCCCCATATCCTAAAAGGCACCGTACCGGTACTTGATTTAAAATATAGGGTATTGCAACGCATTGGAAGACCTTCGGTGTGTTGCTCGGACTTTTTAACGGTCATATCGCCGGCCTGAGAGTTCGCCGTAGTAATAACGTTGGTGGTATCCGCCGCCGCGTGGGCTGATGCGTCAGCCATATGATCAGTAAGATCCGCGCTAATCTCATTCATACAAGTGATTGCCGCCGACAAAGTTGTTGGGTCAGCCGCCGTTACCTGGTGAGCCGTGCCCGCCCCAGGGTGATAAGTTCCCGTTTCGGCATCATGGGCGTTAGTGGCATCTTTCAAGGCATGGATAGCCGCGCAAATAGCCGCAACCGTTTTGGTAGTAGTGGTTGCCGGTGCATTGTTAACCACATCGGCGGTTGTGTGAGTGCCGGACCCCATAGCGCAATGGGCAACATATTGGGCGTAAACGTCCAAATAAAGCATGTAGACCGAATCCAAACCATGTATATTGGTATCCGCCCCGCTCGATTCATCAAAGTTAAAAATGACACTGTTTGTAGTGTCATCGTTGGCGGCAAAAATAATCTCATCAACCTCAAAAGATTGATGTTTTTCAGTAGCGACGGCGTTTGTTTCCAAGCAAACCAATACTTTTGCCATTTATATCAACTCGCTTTCACGTAAGAATGAACCCCGGGAGTAGAGTAAACTATTTTCCCTTTTTCGATCTTTTTTAAAGTTTTTTCGCGGGTGTCATCCATGTTTTCTTGATTCCTGGTCCTAATATGATCATCTTTGGCATCCATCGCAGCGATTATTTCCTTCGCGTCCCTATACCCAGCCCTACCCCAGCGCATATCGTCATAAACATACTGGCCCCAATGTCTAAAGGTGGTCTGAACACTCCAATATTCAACCGGATACGTCAACTTGACAGTTTCTCGACTCGAACCGACTAAAAAACCAGGCACCATTATCGATTCCTGGTCAAAAGTAAGTTTTGATATTTCCCATTCTCCTGAACGTGGGTTCCATTCTACTTTTAAAAGTGGGTCGTGAAGTTCTTCTCTGATCCGTTTGGTTTCGTCCGGCTTGTAAATAGGTTCCATTGTTGTCACCTACTCCGTTACAATTTTAAGATCAATTAAAATCTCGATCATCCCGGAAGTGGAGATATTCCCCAATTGACCAACGGTTAAGGGTTCGATATTAATATTAACATCAACCTCATTCAGTTCTCGGAGTTCCTTGTCGAACTCGATTCTGTTTATATCTGTAATGACATACTGGTTATTGTTAACCAAAGGTTGGTCGTTTTCGTCTCTCGAACAATATTTTTTACATAAATCAATTCGGTTTTCCGTGTAGTTTTGACTCTCTGGCTCTATTACTGAAATTTGTTTCTTGATCAAAAACCTTGTAACTACCGGGATTTTTTCACCAAGTAATTCCCGTAACGCCAAAACGATAACTTCCAAATATCCTAATTTTAAATTCATGATCAAGCCCTCCAATTATTTATTTATTTTATAAAACAGAGAAGGAGCCGTTAAGCCCCTTCTCTTAAAACCATTTAATTTGTCGATTAAGCATACGTTGATGCCTTTAAAAGGATATCGTAGTCTACATTGTCTATGCGGCAACGTAAACCGTGAGTAGCTGATACTGAACCGGTAGTATGGAATATATTGGTCGCCGATGATGCGGCTCCTATCCCAACTATTTCAAATAGACAACCAACGTCTTGAAAAGCGGTAATCGCCGTACTATTGCCGCCTGTTCCCATAAATAAAAAGCTGGTTCTGTGATTTGGAGTACAATTTGTAGCGCAATTTATTTCCGCTTCTAATGCCGCATAAGTTCCGGCTAAACCCGACACATTAGATGCAGGTAAAACTATTTCGGCGCAAAACGCAGAAAGTAAACCGGAAGCGCGACCGTTAGTATTACAATCGACCTGAGCTTTAAGCGCGTTGGCCCAGCCGCCGAGGACTACATTGGTAGACATATGAACGTACATACGTCCACCGCAACCGCCTGCACCAGTTAAGGTAGTATCGAAAATGGTTGAATTAATGGAAGTACCGGTTCCGTCCGCGCAAGTCATATAAACAGCCATACCGTAGTTAGCTGCCGCTGTTAATACTAAGCCACTTGCACCTGTTCCAGCGCCAATTTTGATGCCATTTTCGGCTGAACCAACCGGCATATAGATACCATAAGGCCAGACGGGAGTCCCTGAACTTCTGATCAATAATGCCGCAGAAGTTCCGCTATTAACAATAGTACCTGTTCCGGCAATATTGATATCAATACCGGTAAAGCTGCATCCACTATTAACGGTTAAATTTCCCGTACCAATTGTAGTGGCCGCGTTAATAGTTGTTGCTTCCGCAGTTCCGCTTAACGTAAAGCTATTACCTATTTGATTGAAAATATATGCTGCCCTAAACCCCCCATTCGTCATAGACAAAGAGTCAAGTATTCTCAACTGGCTAAATGATCCACATTGAGTTTTACCGCCTGTTTGACTAAGAGAAAGTAAGTATCTACAACGCAGGGGACTTAGTACATCACCAACTGCCGCAACGCCACCATCATCACAGTAAATCTGGACGCCACCGCTATTATCGGTATCACCCGCTAATACAAGCCCGGAACCGGAAGTATTAGCTTTCACACCGATTTGAATAGGTACCGAAACAGATCCCACTGGCATATATAAACCAATAGGCCAAGCCAAACCCACTGTAGTCTTATGAGTCGCAAAACCGGCCATAATTCCGGCAGTGGCGGTAAAAGCTGACATGTGCTGAATCGCTGCAAACCCAGCTAATAATCCACCTGAATCAACGGTTGTACCTGAACCACCCAAGCGGGCAGATATACCAGCTGCACAGTAACTCGTTTTGATGTGACACAAGGTATTGGTTTCAAAAGTTCCCATAATACCAGCGTGATAATGTCCAAACGAAGCATTTTTAACTACCAGTTGACCGATCAAACCGTAGGTTTCCTGATTAAAATCAGTATCGGCTCCTGCGGAAACTAAATGCCGGAAACGTCCGGCTTTTGCGCTGTATGCGCCAGTTAAATCGGCAATTGATTCAGCAAAAACTGACACAACATCTAATTGACCGGTATCCACGCCATCACTCATGGTTGTCGCCAAAACAACAGCGTTCCCGGTAGCTTGACTGGCTTTCCACGCACCTACCCTAATTGCAGCAGAAGTTACTCCTCTTGCGATGCAAATTCCAGTTGCAATTGCTCCTGTAGATTCGTTCTTTAGGTAAATACCATAATCTACATTGCCCGTTGCGCTATTGGTTAAAAGCAAAATGGAAGAATCTCCAGTACCAAGATCAACTGTGCTCTTCCAATCACCCCAAATTGCGGACATGTATTTAGCCACCGTTAAGGTTCCGCCTGTACATGCCTCTATCCCGCCATATAGACCGGTAACCAAAACCGCCGTCCCGTTTAATACTCCAGCCACATTTGCAAAAAACTGACCGCCAGTTAGAACTCCAACGGCAGGCCACGCTGAACCGGAGAGTGTTATTCCGGTAAGCAATTTGGCATAACCATAATTAGCGCACATAGCACCGGTTCCGGTTCCGGATAGAGTATAGTCCGCCCCAATGCCTATCATCGTTCCAGACGTTGACAAAAACTCACCTTTAAACTCATTGATATAGGTAACATCATTAGGAGCTACACCGCCTGAATTATTGGTATTTGCATGAGTATGAATTTTAAGACCATAACCGCCAGCAGCAGGAGCAGCGTTTAAGGTGGCACCAGTATTGCCAGTTACCTTTAAAGCAGTAGTCCCGGCTCCAATATCAATACCAGTGGCGCTAGTGGTAATTCTAAGTCCAGTAGTAGGGGCTCCGGAAATATTGATACCGTAAGTCTTGGAACCGGATAAAGTTAATGTCCCGGTATACGCGGCGTCATCGAATGCGCTATCGCCGGCAACAAAACTCGACCCGTTATAAATCTTGGCAACGAAGTTAGTTTTATCGATCCATTCATCTCCTCCCTGCAATGGAGTACCATCATTCCTTCTGGTCGGAGTAGTATCCAAATAAATACGACAATGTCCGTCAGTATTTGGGAAAACAAAAGATCTTTTCAATTTGATTCACCCTTTCGTTAGAAAAGGGGCGGTTTGTCCGCCCCACTTCTTTAATGATTACGCCGAATAAGCGTCTTTCAGGTCATAGATGGTTCCGCCTACCTCGAAGTTCTCGCAACCGTATTCCATAGTACCGGAAAGGTAAGCCGTCGCTCCGTCATAACCATTGAGTCTCTGCCATAGTCCGCCGTTCTCGGTCACAAAGTCGATTTCCCTGGTCAAATACTTGGTCATAAGTTTGATTGGGTTAATTGAAATTGCATTTGAAAACATCAACGGAGGGCAAACCATCTTAACGCCTTCGCACATAACGGTCTGGTAGGGCCAACCTTCGATGGTTGCGTTTTCCATAACGTACATCCCGGAATTTTGTTTCATAACGATAAACTTATTCATGATTGCTTTTTCGGCAACCATAACAAGGTCGTTCAGTTTGGCGTTTCGAACGTTTTGCAGGAAGTCTAGCACTTCGACAATATTCAGGATCGTCCACTCTTTCGGGATTCCGGTGGCTGCCCCGGTTTCAATTAATCCAGCATCACTAACCCGGCATACGTGGGGAATAAGGTATTCATTATTTGTAACAGTTCGATCCGCATCGGCGCTACCCCAAAGTTTGTTAGTGGTTTTACCAAACAAGGACTTCATACCTTCGAATTCCTTGTTATACCCACCCCTTTGGTAAATCAATTGACCGTCCGCCAGCAAAGCGGCCAGAGTATCGGCGGCGGCATTGGTTGCACATTTAAGTTTGATCACATTGCTACCGGAAATAGTCTGAATTTGTAGTCCTTCGGTTGCAGTTCCGCTAACTGAAGCGTGACCGGAAGTTAAAATGTCAACAAATATTCCCCTTTTGAAGTACCGCACCGGCCAACGAGTTCCACATATAGCAGTTCCGCCGCCATCGTCAACCGTAACAGTTACCCAAGTGTCAGTTTCGTTTGTAACCGTCGCCGACGCAACACAGGCAATAGGAGTAACCCCGGCATCGCCGATTCCCATTCTTTCAACGGTGCATTTTAACGCAGATTCAACGCCCCGCATTTCTGCGTCAACTAGTTTAATAGCCCCGGTTCTAAAACCATCGGACATATCAATCAGTTTTCGCCAGTACTTGATCTGCGCGTCAATGTGTTTGGGGGTTCCCCGGTACGTCTGGAACTGGCATTCTCCGGGAGTCGGTAAAGCCCCGGTAACATCTGAACTCATTCCGATACCCCACGAATAACCAGTCTGGACCTTAACATTAAAGTTGCTTCCAACCTTCTCAATTTTATTGGCCGCTTTCAAAATACTCGTCCAAAACTCTTCCTCATAAATAGTAGATTGTAATCCGGGTATATAAACTTCGTATAATACATCATTAATGCTATTAATATCCATACTCATTTAAAAACACCTCTTTGTATTAAGTTTGAACTCCTACCCTTCTCAGGGCCTCAGTTAATCTTTCATTTGGATCCGTAAAAACTTTTGGAGACTCAACCGCTGGAGGACCGCCTCCGGGGGTCAAGGTGGCTACATTTGCGTTAGCCTTAACTTTATTGGTCAAATTTTGTGCCGTTTGAACCTGCGCCGCCGTTCTGATTGATTCTTCGTATTTGGTAAGACCTCCCGACAATTGAACAATCAACCCGTCGACCACCAAGGGATATTCTTCGATAGTCTTTATTGGAATGCCAAATTTTGCAACTTGGTCCCAAAAAGCGTTTTGCATTTCTTGAGGAATCATAGCGTTTGTTTTTGTCTTAATCCCTAACTCGTATTGTTGCTGAACCCAATTTTCAAGCTTCGAAAGTCTTGGATCGTATTTTTGATCGACTTTTTCTACCGTTCTGCTTTCAACACGGTTCCCAAATTCATCATAATCCGACACGTCACCATAAGGAGATGTTTGCTTTTGTTGCTGTTGTTGATCTCCAAACAATTCTCCATATAACTGAAAAGCTAAGGCTCGGTCCTTTTGTAATGCGATTCGAATTGCTCCAGGAACATCGGAATCAATTGCATCTGCATAGGCGGCACGTTCTAAAACCTGATCAATCGCCCTGCCGTTCAATGCTTTTTCATATTCGGAAGCTTTTTTTTGGGCTTCGTTCATTCCTCTGAGTGCCGCTTGGTGAGTATTCCAATCAACCATTTGCTGTTGAGTCATTCCGCCACTAGACGGCGTGTTTGCTTGGTCTTGTCTGGCAGAAGTGTCAACATTTGTATTTGCATTCCCATCGTCCATCGGAGGGGTTCCCGGTTCTCCGCCTGGTTCCGCAAAGAATTGCAGGTCGAAATCAAACCGTTTCACTTGCTCCATGTTTTGAATCATTTTAATACCAACCTTTTTATTTTATTTGACGGCTTTTCAGCTTGGTCATAAACCACATAAAAAAGGAGTCCATTTTACTGAACTCCACCCGCTCCTGGAGGAGCAGCCCCGGCAGGAGGGTTCGAGCCGGGAATATTTTGACCTCCCATTCCAGGAGGTAACTGCATGGGTGGCGGAATCAAATAGCTTTTGTGACTTTCAAAATGAAAGTCTGTCGCAACTCTAAGTTCCGGATTTTGTAAACACATTTTTTCAAACCGAGTTGATTTTCGAAGCTGATTTAAGATTTCAACATGTAACTGGTGATCTTCGTAGTCCCGTGCCATCCGATAAATTGTTGGCTTAACCGGTTCGGGTCCAGGATCGGGAGGTGGTCCATTAAGTTTCATATTTTCAGCACTTACTTGATTAGTCATTAATGCTTGCACTGCCCCGGACCTGATCGACATTGCCTGTTGCCAAGCTTGCAAATTAGCCTGGTATTGTTGCATCAAAGGATGTTTCGATGCTACAATTTGATCGGTTTCCAATAATTGACCGGATTTAAACATTTGATTTTCGGCTTTAGCCATTTTGATATCTGCGGTATGCTCGGCATAAACATCTTCTAGCCCACCGCCGATCCCCTGTAGAAACATAAGCTTTTTTTGTGCCTGCGGGCTTTGAGGATTTCCGAAAGCCCCCATAGCGTAAAGCTGATCTGCTTTTTGCGTTCTTTGCATCGGGTCCATAAAGAACCACGGACCGTTGGCGATCACAATGTCCTCTGATTTAATTTGGTCGGGAGTAAAGGAAAAGGCTATTGATTCGTTTTCTTCGCCGGTGATTTGGATCAATCTCCCGCTATCTTCAAAGTGAGTCACGCAAAGACGAAGCTTTTTAATGCATCTTTCTATATACCAATCAGCCAGGTTACTTAAAAGCGGACTTGATTGCATGGCATTTGCGTTTTGAAATATCTGTGCTTGCTTTCCGCTTGTTATACTTGGATCAGGATTCCCTCTGGTGGTTTCGTACTGAGCAGATAAATCATTCATTCGTTGAATGATCATGTTATATAAACCTATAAATTGTTGAACGTTAATCATTATCTGCTGAAACGAAGGAGGAAGCGCGCCTATTTTGTATTCAATATTTGCGAATCCTTCGCCATCAAAACTTACTTCATTCAAATTATTAGAATTTTCTTGGCTGATCCACGCCCCCTTGAGTCGCTTTGTCGCCGCCATAATTTGAGAGTAAATCCTATTCAATTGCATTTGATGCTCTATAAGATATTCAAAAATCGATTTATACCAATAATCACCCTGGATTTTCTTGTATCCGACATGTGAATAAGGGTGCCAAAAGTCAGGATATTTTTCGGTTAATGCCTGATCCCATACTCCATCATAGAGAATCTTGTTGCTGCAATAGATAATCAACCGGCCATATGGATGTTCAGAATCGGGTTTAAAATAAATTTCATATACCCGTGCGTGTCCCTTTAAAATGTTTTGTTTTTGATACTGCCCTATATTTCCGGTAGCCTTTAACTGTTCGATATCTTCAAGGTTCGATTCTTCCTTGACTTCAACGCCCCAAATATTCTGAATGTCCTTAACCGGCTTCGCTGTCTCTTCTCCAATCCAAGGTAGATCCTCATCCCCTGGTATACCGCCCGGAACTAGCATTTTTTGAGGCGAGTTTATTTTCGAGGTAATATCACCAAGCTTTAACTGTTTTCCGTTATCGTCGGTTAACGGGGCCAATGTCGTAGGATGGAAAACAAAATTCCCCGCGTTTTTATCCCAGTAATCTTTCCCGTAAGCGTTCCCTGTAGGTTTCAGCCATCCCATAGCTTGTTTATAAAGCTTTTCTTCGCCTTTATGGTAATATATCAAAAGATGGGTACTATTAACCGCCGCGTCTTCGTCCTCATCTTCCCCGGTGGCCGCCCTAACTTGTGGGGTGAGAAAAGGAAAACTTGACTCTACTTTGGCCGTGATCCCGATATCGATAGTTGTGATATGAGGATCAATCGGCGTATTTGACGAGTTAGTTATTTCCTTTGTGGACCCGTCCGGCATTGTGATCATGGTTCCGTCTGATAGATTCATGACTCGTTTTTGCCAGTTATCTCGATAAATCAAATGTTTCTTCCGCAAAAACTCCTGAACCACTTGCCAATCAAGTTTCAAGTCTGTTTTTTCAGCCTGAGAAATACAGTCAAGGACTAATGCTTCGGCCTCTTTTTCTTTGGTTGAGTTCATCCAATCACCCTCCTTCAGGCAAATAAAAAAAGCCCGATACTCCGTTGAAGGAATACCGGGCCGTAAGGCGCTTTAGTAAGTAAATTATTCGATTATTTCTATATTAAAAGTGTTATTTTCTTTATAAGTTTTAGTAAGCTTCAGTTTCCGTTTACATTTGTTGTGGCAATGCAAGATTATCCAATGATCCTTCCCACCGGTTTCAATGCCATCGGCGCGGGTTCGGATAAATATTCCGTCTATTGCTTCTCCTAAAATAGAATTACAGTCAGGACAGTGAAACACCTGTTTCCATATATGTTTATGGTCTTCATATTTTTTACAGTATTGATTTATTGTTTCAAAAGTAGTCCAAATTTCGCCACACTCGCATAAAAAAAATCGTTTAATTGGTTCTGTCATTTTTTCTCCTATAGGTACTTATCAATAACATTAAACCAAATTACTACTAGACACCCTCCCGCCAACATGGTTAAAAGCGCAAATGAAATAGGGAAACCGTCTGTGTAATATCCGACTGAAAATCCGTATATTGCCGTAATAATTAAAGAAGCTAAACTTTGTATGGTTAATATAAAGTATCTGATTGGTTTTGTCATCCCCATAACTCCCTACTAACTGCTTCGATTGTGTCATCGATGACATCAAAAAAGGAATGGGGTTGCTCTTGGGGATTTTCGTGATATATCCCCTGCCGTCTTTGGTATTCGGCATAGAGGTATTTACGGTATTCGTCAGATGGACTATAAACTTCCTCCCTAACAACCTTCCATCCCTTCATTTCCTCTTCAACCCGTTCCTTCGCCCAGGATTCGATCTCTTCCGGGGTGTAGGGGTCGGGGTGATTGTATTCACGAACATAAGAAACTATGGAAATGTAGTGTAATTTATAGTCATCGGTTATCGAAATTTCAGAAGAACCTTTAAGCCGATTGTAGTATTCATTAATCTCTTCTTTGGTATTAAAAAGTTTCGCATGAGTTTTTCCGTCATTCGTTGTAAAAAAAACTTTATGAGGTTCTGGTTTCTTGTAATTATCATGTTTTCCCTTCCAATACTCCAAGCGTTCAGCGCAGAAAGCGGGGAAGGGAACTTGGTTTGATTTCAACTTTTCCTGAGCAAATCTTTCTGCTTGAGCTGGAATTGTTTTTTGAAGACCTTGAAGTTTAGCATCTAAAATATCGTTTTTAATCCGTAATTCGTTATAATCTTTCTTGCTTATAAACATAGACCCTCCTGATTGTTTTATTTCTCTACTCTTTTTTTAATTCGTCATATCGTATCCGCAAATTCAAAACATCTTGATATGAACCACTCCATCCATAATCTCCGGGATTAGCTGTATTGATAGTACTACCTAATGCAGCAGTAGCGCAACCAGCCAATTGAACTTCTAATTGTTCGACTCTTTTTTTCAGTTCTTTCTTGCTTATAAACATTTGGCCCTCCTAAGTTTTCTATTTTACTCTTTTCATTTTAAAAACCGGATACACACACAAACCACAATACGGGTGCATTCCCCTAATTAAGGGCTGTTCGCAATGTTGACATGCAAAACCCCTAAGAACCATCATTGCAGTGGTTTTAATAGATATACTATTTTTCTCTTTACAATGCGGGCAGTTAAATTCATAATCAATCGTTGTAGTTGGTTCCTCTTGTTTTTTATCCCAAAACATTTTTGCCCTCCTGAATTATTTTTATAATAAACCAATAAATTTTGCAATTATCAGCGCCCAAGCAAAAGCTGTAATAGCAACCGGAAGTGGAATTCTATCCATATTTAACATTTTAATTCCTTTATGCACTCTAAAGTAACATCACATTGTAGGTGACTAACCAGCAGTTGCATATCACAGGGGTTGACGTTTGACCATCCGATGACAACCTTTTCTTCCACATCATTTTGCTCTGCAGCTATGCAAAGTTTGGTTATTTTGCCGGATTCAACCTTTTCCCTGACATCTTCCAGCAGCTGAAGCATCTGATCTCTCATGTGGGTGAAATCGTTTTTAAGGTGAATGACGTTACTCATTAAGATTTTACCTCTTTAACCTCAAAATCACCAGCCGGAAAACTAATAACCCCTTTTACGGGTTTGGGTTTCGATTCGGTGTTCAGGTTATGAGACAATACCGGGTCGCCTGTTTGGATTCGGTCCAGAAGGTAGTCTTCTCGCCGCTTCCAAAAGTCGTTCTGTTCTTTCATCAGTCCTGTAATTGTACCAATATTCATCTGGGTGTCCTTTGCCCTTTCGTTGGCATATTCGAGCCATTTTGAGGTGCTGTAGGCGATTGTGGCCAGGGTTAAAATGAAGTTGGTAAGATAAGAAATAAAAGTTAGGATTTCTGGGTTCATTGGGTGCCCTCCATTTTTATGATTACTTCTCCGGTATTGGTTATGTTGGTTAATTTAACGTTAAATCCATTGCGTTCGATGATTGGGTCTTCTTTAATTGGTTCCGCTTTATGCATCAGAAAATATAGCATTTCCTTATTGGCATCTACTTTGTAACCGATTGGCTTATGACATTGCGGACACCAAATAGGGTTCCTAACTGATATTGGTTCTCCTTCAATCTCTTCCCCACAATGTGGGCAGGTTAGTTTATATTTCATTTCTTGCCCTCTTTCAGTATCCCAAAATATTCACCTGTTTTTTTATCATAGAGCCTAATGCTAGTTTGAGTGTTTTTATTTACTCCAGTCAATGGTTTTTTCATTGGTTTTTTCATTTCTTTGCCTTACCCGGTTTCTTCGGGGTTTTCTTCGGTCTTTTTTTATCGTCGGTTGGTTTGACTTCTAAAGGGTTCCCGGTCTTTGGTAGTTCGTTAACCGCTTCTTTGAAGGATGGATTGTCAGAGGTTCCATAAATTTTCTTATCAAGCGTCACTAGTGTAGTTAACGGTTGGCGTTCCTCCATGATTTTTTCGATTTTGGAATTAATCATTTCTTCGGTTAGTAAATCAGGGGATACTCGTCGTTTTAACTCCTCAATTTCTCCCTGCTGCTGAACCAAAACGTAAGCCAATAACCGCGTCAAGTTATGGTCGTTGATCATGTTCAGACCACCGGCCACCTTCTCAAGATCAATCTTTCCATCATTTAAATACTGATTGAGCGGGTATTCAATTTTTGGTAACATTGCGTTTGCCCTCCTACAATCTTTTATTTATCTGATATACTAAGTCTTCTATCGCTGCTGATACCTCGGATACTTTATAAATCAAAGTTTCCAGACTGGAATCATTTTGTAGTTTCTTGGTATCATTCTCTTTTGGATCTACCGGGTAAGGTGTAAATAGTTTACCTTGAATCTGATAAATATTCGATTCCGTCGAAGATAGGACTTCTAATAATCTTTCAATTTTTTCCCTTAGTATACCTTCTTGTGGTGATTGTATCCCTTGTGTTCCTAAAGACGTTCTATTCAAAGTTTTTTCGTTTTCGTTACTCGCTTCCACCACTTCGTTTAGGAATTGATTCATTTTAACCCTCCTATAAAATATCACTTGGACTGACCTTTTTAATCCCCGATTGTAGCCGAGTATTCCGATAGACAAATGCTTCTCCGGATTCTGCACCGTACTTCTCGACGATGAGGTCGTATTCGGATTTAGTTGGTGCCGGGTAATCTTGTCTTAACTCATTTAGCGCCTGGCTCGTTGTGTCAGCCTGATCCTTATAACTAGATTTTGGAAATGCCGTCATTTCAGCCAAGTACTCCTCGACCCATGGAAATAAAGCGGGATGAGGTATATAAACATTTCCAGATTCAATAAGATAACTCACTGCCGCCAATCTGGCAATTTTATCACCATCTGGCTCGCGTGGAACTATCCCGGATATTTTCCTTTGCAATGTTTTAATCGCCGCCGCTCCGTTAGCTTTCTTTTCAACTAATTTGTGCGAAGTATCAGGATGTTTGATATTTAGGTCAATGAAAGCCTCTAGCGTTTTAGGAAAGTCCATTTGTTCTCTAATCTGATCAAGCAAAAATCTATCAGCTACCCACTGGCCCCATTCCTCCCCAACTACAAAAGAAGAGTTTTCCGTATCATCAAAACTCATATCCCAAGATTGAATTTTAATATTAAACTTTTCAGGGAGATCGATTATCGGACAGCTAAAAAATGACCCATCTTCCATCTTAACGAGGATAGATGGTAATTCCCTTCCCTTTGGTTTCCAATATCTCCACCAATGACGCTTAATCATTCCTCCACCTCTAGGAACCGGCCTTTGCTGATATTGTCCAGCATAAGCATAACTACCAAGACTTTTCTTGTAACTTTCAACTTCCTGTCGCCCGATTCTTTCGGGCCAAAGCAATTCTTTTTCTTCGGTGCGAGGATCATTAAATCCTATCGGGCTGATTACCATTGCCTTTTGCTCATATTCCATAGGCAAACATAAATGAATATATCCGGCTTGTTTTAAAGCTTCTCCAGAAACATCTCCTTCATGTATCCTTTGCATAACTACGACAATAGATCCAGTTTTAGGGTCGTTTAGTCGAGAGGGGATAACCTCTTTAAACCACAAGATAGTTGATTCCCGAATTGCTTCTGATTCCCCATCAATTACATTATGGGGATCGTCAATGACTATGATATCTCCACCTTCTCCAGTTCCCATTCCACCTGTTGAAGTTGATTGCCGGTATCCTGTTTTATTGTTCTCAAACCGCTTCTTCTCATTTTGGTCTCCGGTTAACTGGTAAACATCTCCCCAGTTTTTCTGATACCATTCGGATTGAATAATGCGTCGACATTTTAAACTGTCTCTTGTGCTCAGAACGTCAGCGTAAGAAGCAAAAAGCCACCGACAAGATGGCTTTCCATGTGGCCCCCATACCCAGGTTGGCCAGAAAACAGCCACCGAAAGTGATTTCATACACCGGGGAGGGATATTAATTAATAATCGCTTGATTTGACCGTCTGTAACAGCTTGTAAGTGTTCGCTGATTGCGTCAAGATGCCAGTTAGATATAAATAGTGTGGCCGGTTCGACCACGTTCCAGGCTTGTTTTCCATAGTCAGCAAGACTTCTCCGGCAAAGTTCCTTCTTTAACGCCTCTTCTACTGCCGGGAGTTCGTTAGGGTTTAAGTTCATTTGGTTTCCATCCAGATCCAAAATCGAAACACAAGTAACTCTAAAATAAATCCGCAGGCACATATTAAAATAACTTGGTAATCATATAGATCAAAATGAAAGTTTAACGATTCTATGATTTCTTTCATTCCTTCACCTCGAAATCCGAGCAATCACCGTGGTTTTTGCCTGAGCAAGAAGGGTAAATATCACTTCCGTAGACGAAATGTTTTTCTTTTATATTACAAAGATCTCCGGGAAGGCGTGGACCCATATAATGTTTACACTTCACGCAGATAGTAGGTTCATTGTGAAAAAAAGAAGCTTTCCAATGAGTGTAATCTCCAAAGCATTTAATTCCTAAATCTGAAATAAATTCTTGAACTCGTTCGTCATCCATCCAGGGTTCGTATTTGACCCATTCGCCATTGGATATTTCTTCTGCTGTTGATTCCTCTACACTAAACCTTTTCATTTTCCCTCCTGGTTATCTTTATAAACGCAAGTAAAATCAAGGTCTAAAATTATTTTGAAAAAAGTATTGCACTTATTTTTGATTTGTGTTATACTTTATTTATCGAGAGGGAAACGCCCTCCGAAAGAAGGGGGATAAAAAAATGAAAAAGAATTGTTACTTAGATAGCCCGTACGGACAAAAGAAAAACAGTCGTGGAATTCGAAACGCAATAGTAGCGGCATATATTTGGAGCATTCGCAAACAGTGGACAACTTACATGTATAACAAGTATTACCGTTTAACATCTGCTGAAGCCGCGCAAAAAACCATAGCGGGTGTTGGCGACATCAAAAGGGCGTGGAAAACGACTACATTAAGAGACAAAAACCGGATGTTTTACTCTAATTACTCTACACCGTGGGCATTCGCTCCTTTTCGCAGTGAACAATTTAACAATATGGTTGGCCTATATAAGGCAATCATTAAAGGAGAAATGACCATGTATCGCGATATGTGCAAAATGTTTGCTCCGAAAGTTTGGGAATACGCCGTTAATAAAGGGGTATATCCAGAATGTATGAGGTAAAAAAACTATCCAGACAAGGCGGCCCCGGACGCGGCCAAGGCCGTCCCCCCAAACCCGGTGGCGCAATGCCAACCCGCGCCATCAGGATGACGAATGAGGAAGTCCAAAAGGTCAAGGAATTTCTCAAAGAACTAAGAAAACCCTCTAAATAAGAGGGTTTTTTTCTTTTTTCATAAGCTCAATCGTTGTTAACATAGTGACCAACTCCTCTTTTGAGAGTTTAGAGGGGTCGTATTGTGGTATCAATGGTTGTCCTTCCTTGCCAGTCAGTTCTCCCCGTGTAGTGGGATCTCCGTTAGATAGTGCTCTCTTGTCATACAGAGTGCCTATATAAATCGCCAGGTCTTTAAGCGAGATGTGCTCTTTAGTTATTTGAGCCTCTTCTATCTGTTGTTTAGCAAGTCCCGTGGCTTTAAGTATTGATTCTTCGGCGTTTTTAAGGAACTGACGCTTCCAATCCACCGCCTCTTGGATAAGTTCTCCTTTTTTTAAGTTACGTAAACCTTCAAATTTATCTTTATTGGCATCTCTAATGCCTTGCACTGTACTAACTCCAATACCAAAAATTCCCGCTACATGAGTAAGGTTATTATTGGTTGCAAGCTCAATTAAAATTAACTCTCTCATTCTATCGCTGATTTGCTTGCCTTTACCCATAATATCACCCTCTTTAACTACTACTAATACACCAAAACCCTCATATTAACTCAACCCAAGATCTTAGACCCTCCATGAGTGGGTATCTACGTTTAGACCCACAAAACCACTCACAAAAGGCTCTTAGGCCCCCTAATCCCCCACATAACAAAGCCACCTCGTCACCGGGGCGGCCTGTTTGGGTAGATCTCTCCACCACTCATTATAAACGGATAGTATCACTTTTTCAAGGTGTTTTTAAAATATATTTTTCAGTTCTAATTTTTCTTCCGATGTGACTGTATATAAATTCCAGATCATCTTCGGAAACACCATATCGTTTAAGTTTGTCCACAAAAACATACTTGATAAAGGCAATATTGCGCTTTAAAGTTGGTATACTCAGACTTATCGGCACTTTATTTTCTCTTAACGTTTCCTGAACCAACGAATACTGCATTCTTTGCCTATAATAATAGTGATAAACCTGGCATAAATCCGCCTCATTATGCTCCATCAGCCAAATTATATAATCGGTCACCATTAGCACTGTCTGGCACCGCTCTATCTGACTGATTTCTCCGTCCAACGGACTTTCAATAAAACCTTGGTCGCCGCCTCTGCCTCCCAACCCGACAAGAAACGGTCTAACGGTAGTTCCGTGGTCCAAACAAAGATAGATCAATTTGGCCACATCCTCCAGGTTATAGAGTAGCCAGTCAATTGCCTTTGGTGTTATCTCCGACGTTTTCAATCATCGCCTTCCCATATCATAAACTTAACCCGCTTTCTTTTTTTTAAACTCAACCCCAATACTCATTAAATGCTTTACCAGTTCCTTTTTTGTAAGGTTTTGGTAATAATCTATTGTTTTTGTTACCTGCTGTATCTCCTCCGCCCTCTCGCACATTTTTATATATTCTTGTGTAAAATTCATTCTTTACCTCTTTTCTTGATATTTTTTTTCTTGCCTTATTGCCTCCTTAATATCTCCTCGCCCAATTTCTCCATCATCAGAATAATCTTTACTATCATGATTTTTCATGAAATCATTACATTCATGACAAAAATATAAGGTGTAAATTGTATTATCAATATTTACAGACGCCTTAGCAATCGAACCTTTTGGTATAATTATTTCACATCCAAAACATTCATGTTCTTTCCTAATTTTAACTATTTTTTCACTTAAACATAATGTCATTTTCTTTTTCTCCTCCTTTTTATTCAACTTTCTTAATCCAACGCCTCATCCGGCGGTAATATTTCTGGTTTAGCCGGACCAGTAAAAACGACCGTTGCGTTTAATTTTTTATTATTCTCTTTTTTCCTCTTTTTCCTCTTTCTTCTCCTCTCTAAACAATCCTCAAGTTCTGAGACGATCTGCGCGTTCATGGTCCGCCGATCCTCCTTGGCTGCCTGTTCGATCCCCCTTTTAACATTCGCCGGCAGGGAGATAGTTGTCCTCAAAATATCTTCACTTGTCATCAAAAATCATCACCTCGCCATTAATTATACTCCTTTCGCCCCTACAAATCAACAAAAAATAATTTGAAAAAGGTAGTTGACAATACCCCGGTAGTGTGGTATCATAAATTATAAATTAAATTTGAGGGGGAGAAAACAATGGCAAACCAAATAGTAGCAAAGCAAATCCATCCCAACGAGAGTGCAATCTTACACAGTATCAGTTACGACGCCGGAACGGATTGCGGACCGGCAGCGGGAATGAAATTGACAGGCGGACGCCCAACCATTAATAATGGTCAAAAGGTTGTATTGTTTGACCAAAAGATTAAAGGCCAACGAATGGGACTCAAGTACGAAACCCGACCGGAACTAGCCGCCCTAGTGGCCGAATGGGAGGCCATCGAAGCCGAAAAACAGGCCAAAAGGGAATTTGAGTGGAAAATTAAACGCTTGGCGGAAGAAACTATCGATATCCCTTTGGTAGCGGCCATGAATACCGAGGCCGACAGATTACGGGGACTCATTCCCCGAGAAAATATCGAAGTGACTATTACTCAAACCGGAGATCTTGACGGTGACCCGATCCTTAAATATGAGGTAGACGGATTTGAGATTAGTTGGAGTGATGTAACTGTACATGGTTGGGCAACTGCGATTCGCCCCGGAGCAATGGGAGCATTTAAATCGGTTTGCGTAGCCTCTATTAATCTTGCAAAGCTGGCCGAACTTATGACGGCCAGGGATGAGGCTGAAAAAGCGGAGATTGAAGCCACCCAGAAAGCGGAGGAGGAGAAAATCCGGAAGTTCGAAACTGCCAAAACTACTGGTGAAAAAGTCCTCCTCCGTAAATGGACGGCTGATTGTAACGACCACCGCGAGGAATGCAACGTGGACATAATTACCGAATGGGCAATGCCAGATGGCACAACCAAGACCGAACGGCAGCACACCTGGTAAACACTCAAAGGCCCACCGGGAGCCTCAATTCCGGTAAAAAATAAAAAAACGGAGGAAAAAAATGAAAAAATACGATTGGCAAACCATTCAGATTTGGAACGGTTCGGATGATAGAACAAAACTCGTATGTTGTGATTCGCCCCATCAATACACCCAAAAGGATATTATCGAGGCTTTGGCAGAATTTAGACAGACAAACGGCATGGGTGGTTGGTTTTTCGATTTTGACGGTAGAAAACACGAAGATCCCGCCGATGCCTCTACATGGGGACCTAAATCGCCCAATGAAATTAATTGGGCTGGTTTTCCTGTTTTTAAAGATGGCGAGTGGGTTTTGTCTGAATAGTCGGCGTAGGAATCGTGCGGGGGCGCAAGCCCCACCCTAAGAAGGGGATTAGGAAAGGGAGAGTTGATAAATGGATTCCGGAGGAGGGAAAGTAAATGAACAAGGCGGGAAAAGTTGATTTTGAACAATATTTTTACACTTTCTTTAGTTGGTCATCTTTGGATTTTAATAGAAATTACAGGCATATAAAAACATTATACCTCAAAGATTACTTAAATTATTGTAAATCAATCGACCAAGAACCCGTTAGAGCAAGATAACCGACATCTAACCGGAAAAAAGGAGGGAAAACAGGATGGTACATATGGTAAAATTTCTTCGATATTGGGATAACAACGGACAACACGACCGAATTTTTTCCCAAGAGTTGTTGGAAAAACTTCAGAAAATCAAATGTAGGTATATTACTTGGTCAATGTAAAGTTGCGGAACTGGGTTGGTAAAAATCGAATGAGGCACACTTGGTAGTATTCAAAGGCCCACCGGGAGCCTCAATCCCGGCTTAAGGAAAGGATAGTGCTGGGAATGACACTCCGAGAAGCAGAAAAATATTTAGCCGATGTAGCTATGAATGGGATTAAATCCGCTAGTAATACTGATAAAGAAGAAATTTTACTTCGAAAAGAACTTGGCTTAGATATGGAATCAGTAAGGGCATTCGCTAAACAACATATGTTTTAAAATAAAAAAGTTCTCTTCCTTTTCCTTTTTATCTCCCCGCAGGAGGGATAAATTAGCGAAGGAGGATTGACGATGATAAGAATACAATACCAGACTGACGGCGATTATCCGTGCCTTGTAACACAAGGTGCTGATAGCGTAGAGGACGCCGAGAGACTGATTAAAGTTCTTAAGGCGGCCGATGAAGCGCACGGTCATCAAACTCGACGTTATATAATTATTAAAACCAAGGAGGATCACAATGCCTAAATCAAACGACCGCCAACAACTACAGATCTGGTTTGTCGGCGGGGAACAAATGAAAATGAAAAGAAACCTAGATTTGGAATCCTTTAATACCGGGGTTCCGCGAGGGGAAATCATCCGGGAATCAATTTCTATCCGCAACTACATCAAAAAAATATTGGACGAAGAATCATCTCTAGCAGAAAAAACCCTGCTAGACCTGGTAAAAAAACATTTTGAAAAATAGATTAACAATACCGCGGTAGTGTGGTATCATTGAAAATGTCAGACGGGGACGCCGCCTGAACAAACGAGGAGGTAAGCAAAAATGACAAACGAAATTTACAAAACCATCAAAATAAAGGGAATCAAGGTGGAATGCATCGATGAAACAGACGGATTCACGCTGGATATTAATGACCAAAAATACTACTATGACAACATTTCAATGGGAATTGATAAGATCATTAACGGAGAAAAATATTTTCACACTATCGAGGAAATTATGTCAGTAACTAACTTCGATCTCCCGGAAACCTACCACCTTACCAGCGGCGGCTGGTCAGAGAAAATCACCGCCAAAAACATCCAAGAGGCTCGGGACATAGCTGATAATAGAATCGGCTACAACCAGGAAGACATGAAAGACATGAATATTCTTGATGAAGACGGCAATCTGATTTGTTACCGGTATTGGAGCCAAACTTTGGGAGGTTTGGAGGATCAAGAGGACGCAATCGAATATGGTACTTTTGGATACTACACCGATTGGACGGACGCAGGGGCCTAATCGCCCCACCCTCTCCCGCAAAGCGGGACTGATGAGCCGGATGATTCCCGGCGAAAGGGAAAAATTAGGAGGAAAGAAAAATGTTAACAGAATTAATTTCCCCGACACACAAAACCCCATACGTTTTAGATTATATCCTTTCAAAAGGTTTAATCCGGTCGGGATTGACCGGAACAATCCGGATCGAACTTAAACACACTTGTTTTTACGGCAGTAAAGATTTTTACGTATATGTGGAAAACCTATCTTGTTCGGAAAGCCACTGGACTGATTCCGTAAATTTTAGGATTGATGGAATCATTCCGATGCATGCAACCGAAGCCGGAAAACTATCATATGGGTTTGGTTGCGGATGTGATACTAGTCACGGAGACCAATTTCCATCCGAAGCCCCTCCGGATAATCCGGGTTGGGACGATTATAAAAAATATGATGGCGAAGGATCTGTTGTAAAATGCTGGATAGATTCCGCCCACATAGAGATAGACATTAGCCAAATCCCAAGTGGCGATCCCGCATTAGGAATAATTACAGTATTAATCGAGACTTTGTTGGCCAGGCAATGCTTCTCAGAGGAGGTAAAGAAAGATGGGAAAATGTCATGAATGTCTCAAAAAAGAATTAGATGAGTTGGAAACATTTAAAGAACATGAGTGCATTAATTGTGGTGAAGTTTATTATGGAAATGATTCTAATTTTTGTGATTCTTTTTGTAAAGAAGAATATAAAATTATGGAGGAAACGGCGAGAGAGTGTGTTTAAAAACATTTTTTCCTTTTCCTTTTTATCTCCCCGCAGGAGGGATAAATTAGCAAAGGAGGATCGTCATGAAAACGGGATATGTAAACCCCAAACTGCTTGCAAAAAGAGACCAATTAATTTTACAAGTAGAAACACTCAATCGGAAATTACATGGCGGAGCCACTGCGGAAGTGGCCAAATATTTCCATTTAGGGATGGTGGGTGGATCTGGAAAACCAGTACAGAAATTAAACCGGGTCAGGTCTCAGGAGATTGATCGCCGGATTGATGGTGCCGTCTTGGCTGTCAATCTCCAAAAAGAACTTAATTATGTCGAATTTCAAATCCGATATCAGGAAACTGCCCCACTGAGGGCCGCAATAAAAGATGCGGCAGTTGAAAAATTGGGGAGTCTATTTGATACTATCGAAGTTGGAGATCAAATTGATATTGGCGGGAATTGTCCATTTACCGTGATTAAGAAAAATAGAAAAACAGTTGTTACGGAATCTGGAAGCAAATGGACTGCGGCGGAAATTTTTAAGGTAATTAAAAAATCTTAAAGGAGGATCGCAATGCCTAAAAAAATAGTAGACCCCAACCGCCAGCAATACAATATTTGGTTTGTGGGGGAAGATCAAATCAAACAAAAACGGGCGTTAGAGCTTGAAACATTCCAAACCGGGATCCCCATGGCTGAAAATATCCGAGAGGCAATTGCAATTCGGGCTTATCTCAAAGATTTTTTTGGGGACGAAACCGTAATTCCCCTGCTAGATCTAGTAAAAAAACATTTTGAAAAATAGATTGACAATACCCCGGTAGTGTGGTATTATAAGATATAAGATAAAAATGTAAACATAAGGCCCACCGGGAGCCTATCCCGGAATATGGAGGAGGTAAGGTAGATGAAAAAAATATTTATTAGCTCTTTTAGCGGTAAGTTTGATAAAGTAGTCACCTTGTGCTTAACAGCAGGAGGAAAAAGGCTTGGTGAAATAAACAAGTACCACAATGATCAAGGGGAGATTTGGGAAGTTAAAAGTTTACCGTTTTTCCCTCGCCGTACCCCCGTAAAATGGATGGAACATTTAAATTGTCATGTTGGCGGACAGCCGATTTGGCACCCATTTAACTCCGCGATTTGCGATGGACGCCAAACATACTGTATTTAACCAGGGGCCTAACCGCCCCACCTCTAACGTACCGATGCCGGGAACCAAAGCCCCGGAGGAAGAAGACGGATGGGAGGAAAATAAGGAAAGGAAAAATACTATGCGGAAAAAACTTGTCTTTTATGCCGTTAAATTAATCAGAGGCTTTGGCCTCCGTCCTCCGTAGACGCCGGAATTAAAAATATTATAATTAGTAAAACAAAAGCCCGGTTAATCCGGGCTGATTTTATTTAATTGACCTATTCCTCAATTTCTTCTACTTCCACTTCTATTTTATATTATTATCATTTTATATTCCGGATATCGTTTTTCAAACAACTTTCGCTTTTGTTTTGCAATTTGACTCCAAAATCCTTTTGCTTCATGAATTTCAATTAAAACATCTTCGCAAGGTGGAAGTATATCAAAATTATATTTTATTATCACGAAATCTGCTCGATAATAAATTGGTTTTATCCATTCTTCTCCTTTCCAATATCCCTCATTAATTAAAAAGTTAACTTGTGGGAAAAAATCAATTATCTCTCCTGCCAGCTTAAGCAGTTTAAGCTGGCAATAATAATCCGCCTCTTTTTTTGAATCCCAAATCCTCCCATCAACTTCGGTTTTTTGACTATGATATTTTGATCCTTTAAATTGAGTTTTATTTCGGTATTCCGCCGCCGACATTCGCTCCTGTTTCATATTTTACAACCCTCCCCACAACTTTTGAATAGGCTCTACAAAGTTTTATTGGGGGTTCTCCGGTACCAGATCTAGTTATGTTGTTGTTAAAATATTCCAAATGAATAAAGGCCTCATAATCCATTTAATGTAATCTCTCCTCCTCGTCTCTCATTTTTGCCAACTTTTTAAATGCCGGAGCTATCGGGCACTCGCACCAGTGGAGATCTCCGTCACAAAAAACCACCGGAAACATCTCCTTATCGGTGACGTTCCATGAATCATGGATGCAGATTGTCATACCGTCGCAAGTAGAATGATATTGGCATTTATTCTGCATAATAACCCCGATCTGTTAACTTTTTTATGTGCCTTTCCCTGGCGGCAGTTATATCGATTCCATCCCGTTCAAGAATTCGAAAATAGGTTTCGAACGCTTGCATAACATCAAACGCTTCTTCGAGATCTTTTTCCGATCCAAGATCTCCAATATCGTCAAATTCATCAAATTCTTCCCATATTACCTCGATTTGTTCTTGTGGTGATTCCGTCTTCGCCCACTTCGTCGCTGGAAAACTATATTTCATTTCGGGTTTTACTTCCGGATTTTTGCCAATTTCCACACGGAATATAGATTCTTCGCCACGCCACGCCGCAACTAAATGCAAAAAATCATCCCACATCCCATCGGAAACTCCGTAATCAAGAAAAATATATGCTATATCGGCACGCTCTATAACGGCTTGATTTGCCAATATCCCCTTTTTACGATCATCGAGGTTACTGTCATTTAATACTCTCGGATATGAACCTTGCCCACCAACTGGGGCAAATCCTCTATCGAAAAGATATTGCTGACATCGATCATAATAAATTTGATATGTTTTTGTTTCTTCCTCTGTTTCCCCATGACACCGGGAAATTATTGCCGCTACTTTTAGTTCATTACTCATTTATTTGCCTCGCTTCCAAATCCGTTTTTGATTATTCTACCGTACATCAAAACATGTTCATTTCTGCATCCCATAAAATTACAATTGTGATCCCTTCCTTTTGGATTTCCAAGTATAATTATTTGATTATCTTTGATATAAATCCCGGTAATATTTTTCGGATCAATATTCAATTCCATCCATCCATTTGGTATACTCATTGCATAACCTCCGCAATCAAATTATTTGCACCTATTTTGCCACCGTTTTATTCAAATTGTAGGCCTTTAAGTATCCTGACCCCAAAATATTTGGATTAAATTTGAGGCGTTTTTGGGCGTTCTATGAAAAAGCAAACTGTACATTGTTTTATTTCATCACCGACTCCGGGCATTCTTACAAAAAAGTGCTCTCCCCCATTAAGACATGGGGCTTTTCTCGGATAAAAAGCAGGGTTCCACTCAACATCAAAAAGAAAAATTTTTCCGCAAAAAGGACACTCACATTCATTGTCGCTGGGGTTGAGTTCTTCCAGTTCATTAATTTCACAATTGCAATATGGGCATTCTAACATTTTGAATCCTCCTTATAAATTAAATATCCCGCATTTTCTAATCGCTTTTTTAATTCCGGTCGTGCGTCGACTAGCGCTTGAAAAGATTCAAACTCGCCTTTTTCGACTCCTCGTAATAAAATGATTTTGAAGGTTTCTTTTTTGATATTTTAAATATTCCACCAGAATCGGTTTTCCCATAAACAATATTTTCAACTGATATCCCAAATTCATCGTTTTAATATTTTGACATATGCTCATTGTCGTACGAAAAATGGCTGATAAACCTAAATGATAGTTCCTTTTGATCCATTTATATCCTCCTTTATCTGCCTTATAATTTCCCGGACATCCTTCGGACCATAAATTCCTTTTTGCCTTAATGAACTTTTTATTCTGCTATCCATAATCCGTTCAGGAAATCTCAGCAAATGAAGTTGTCTTTTTAAAATAACAACTTGTATTATTTTATAAATATCTTCCGCATCCGTACCACCGGTTTCATTTATTCCCTCAACAATCAATTCGCGAGCAGACTGAGGATAATGAGGAGTAAAATCATCCATGTCACACCTCAACCAAATGGAATTTTCGGACGATTATCCAGGGTTTTTCCCAATCAAGATCAGAGTAATTAAGAAAGAAACATATCCTGTAGGCTTTAGCGGGTAACGTTTTAAGTGAATCTTCACTCGGATTTACCCCGATTTCCTTCGCCTCTTCCTCCGTTACATCCTCTATTTTGCAAATCCGAATAGAGTCGATTTCAAAAAAAATCCGAGCGGCCCATTGGGGCATGTGAACAGGTGATTTCCACTTGCCTTCTTTTAATCCGCTTATTTTTTCAGGAAATATTTTATGATCAACCAAATAATCACCGGTATTTAAATTCAACGAATTAGCATTTCCATAACTCATCATACCCGCTTTATAACACATTCTAACTCGAGGATGGTGAAGATTATATGGAGCCCAAGTTTCTTTTCCGAAATACCATTCTCCAACATTTCCGTATTTACGTCCCGGTCCTAATTTCATCGGTAAATTTCCTTCCGTTTTACACGGATATACCATTCCGATATCTGATTTTGGTCCGGTAGAATCAAGGCAAACCATAAAATTAGTAGTTTCCGGTGGTGGTTGCGGATTCAACGGCCTAATTAAAATAGTTTGCCGACCTTCCAAAATCGGATATACCTCATTTTGATTGATAATTAGTGATTTCATTTTTTCTCCTTTATCAATAAAAATTGCTCCCCTATATATCGGGAGTAGGCCGGGGGAATGGCTTCATCAAGTTCTGTTTTAATCATCCAGTCAATTTGCATTGCTTCTTTTATTTCGGCAGTTGTAGGTTCTTTTCTTGTTGGATCAGTTTTTCTTCTCGGAGATCCTGAAACCAAAACCGGTGTTTTTCCATGATTGCAAGGAGGTAACATGTAAGTATGTAACCACGGTATTTCAAAATAACGATGCCTAAAAAGATTAAGCCCAAACATTGTGCCACATAACATAACCGGATTATTAAGTAAATGACGCGCCCCGCCCACATTTTCAATTACATACGGTTTTCCAGACATTTGAATTAACTCCCGCGTAAATCCAATCAAATCCGGGTGGTTTTCTTTTTTATCGGCTGGCGTCAAAACAGAATACTTTTGACAAGGCGGAGACGCAGACACAAGATCAAACTCCTTTAAAAATTCTGGGTCTAATTTTGTAACATCGGCTTGGATAAACTCAAACGGGTAATGGGGTTGAAAATCGATATCGATTCCGGTAACTTCAAATCCCGTTTGATGATATCCCATAGACATCCCACCGGCCCCACAATACAAATCTAATATCTTCATTTTCTCAACCCCGCAATTCTCCCCCTGCTGCAGATTACTTTTTCGACATAAGGCCGAGCTATATTTTTAAATCCATTACCGTTTCCGGCGTTGTAAATAGCCAGCGCGGTTTCGTATCCATATTTTTTTCTCAGGTCAACAAAACATCGAATCCCCACTCTCAAACATGCCTTCCAATTGTACAAATCCCACTGGTTGTAATGGTATCGACTGCGATAATTTTTGAATGTTTGAGGCATAACCTGGAGATATCCAATTGCCCCTTTTTTGCTCCGGGCAGTTGAAACAAATCGGGATTCTTGATCGGCAATGGCAAATATCTCTACCGGGTCCGCCCCCTCCTGCCGGCAGACAAAATATACCTGGCGGGTAAAGTTGGCGGTATCCTCATCTGTAATATTGGGATTTATTTTTTGGATATAACCAAAAATATTGGTTGATTTATTGGCGATAATTCCGCGATAAATTTCCTCGTGGATTTCATTTATTTCCCGGATCTCCCGGACGTGTTCGTTTTTTAAATTAGCTATATCCCGATCAAAAATAACTTTTTGATCACGGATAAGAGATTGGTATTTTATATCCCTTTCTTGTTGCAGTTTATTTCCGGTATCAAACACACCCCATACATAGACACCAATCAAACCCAAAAACACCGGAAAAATTATTACCCATAAACGATCAGATTTCATTTTAGCGCTCCTTTTTTTAATTTTTTTTCTAATTTTATTAATTTTTTTGTTGATTTATCAAATTCCTCGCAAGTTTTTATAATATCATCACAAGTTATATTAAATTTATCAATTATGTTCATTTTCCCACCTCGTTCCTCTCTTTTTCTCCTTATCCCAACTACACGTTAGACAAGGATCTTTGTACGTTTTGTCTTTGTTTTGACATTCAATGCAGCAATAATAAAAGTTTAGATCTATGTATCCTTTGCCGATAAAAAGCGGTAGTTCAATTTTCATTGATAATTGTCATTAACGCCGCCTTAACTATTGCCTCCGGTAAAGTTTTGGTCATCGGACTTTGCAAAAGAGGGTCTGGATCCGCCCATTCCTCTTGATCAAATCCTACCCAATGCAAGCCATTCCCCTCAAAATCCCCCCGACAAACATACCGGTACTTTAATTCCATCATTTTTTCCACCACTAACCAGGCGTCTTTAATTTTCGTTGAATATTCAAGAATTTTTGAACTACATAATGAAAAATCTAATTTGCCTGTTGCTTTTATCCCTCCTCCGTCTTTATTTAAAGAATAAATATATGTTTTTTCTTTATCTTTTTTAGTCATACAATGAGCAATTTGATAATTAAAAATATAATAAGCAACCCATAAATCTAATATTTTACCTGGCGGTTCATTCAAGATTTGTTCGATAGTTAACATTCCTCTTCCTCCTCCTTGTGAGGGCAATCATCGTGTTTGCAAACTTCTCCGGGGTGATTCACTATGATTTCTTCAAAATATTCATCGCATTTTATGCGTAAATCATCATTATATTCGCAATCGGCGCATTCGAGATGTGGGTATTTCATCCATCCTGACATGATTCTTCCTCCTCAAAAGATTATATTTTAACGGTTTCCCGGTAATTTTCATATTAAAGGGGGGATTCCCCCCCTTCTTACATCGACCCTGCTAAAATCTGATATCCAGGGAGTAACTCTTTCAACCGTGAAATTTCCCATCCCACAGCCTCACTCCAATACCGGTTAAATTTCGGACAGGTAAGCGTAAATAATGGTTTTTGCCCTTCTTCACGCGGTTTCTGCAACTCCAGTGAAATTTCCATGTCCACAACCTCGGAAGCTCCAAAAACAAGCGGTAAGGTAATTTCAAATTGCCGCGGTATTTTGGTGGTGGTTTCAGCGTCTTTGATCTTAATCGCCACGGTGATATTATCCCGATCTTCATAGCCGAAATCTCCGATGATTGATGTTGCGTAAGAAAGATATTGAGCCTTTCCTAAGAGATCATCCATTTCATGGACCTCTTCCGGTTGTCGAAGCTTCAGAAAATCAACAAATTGCTTCTGCGGCAAAGCTTTGTTCAAAACCGCAACCCATTCGTCCCATTCAGCAGAAGTTTTAAATACAAATTTGCCATGATCTTTTGGCCGATCCATGATGGAATCGTCAAGGATGATTCCGATCCCTTTGTTATCAAAAAAGATTAAAGTCTTATCGGAATATCCACGAAATTTTACCAATTCTGCAATCGCGTCGATGGTATCCAGACGGTAATCGGTTCCGCCAGGATAAAAAACTTTCTTTTCCCCGGTAAATATGTTTAATTCGGTGCTCCCGGTTTCGGGGCTAACCAATACTTTAATTTCATCCAAATTACTTACCTCCCATATCTTCGACTAATTTTAACTGCCTTACGTTGTCCGGTTTCGGGGGATCGACTTTTAAAAGCGATCCATCGGAAATCTCGGCAATACATGACATCTTTCGTTTTGGAGCTTTTGGAGTTACGGTGTATTCGATTGCCGCGATAGTTATAGTGTTTTCGATTCGTTTAATTCTCAAGTTGATCGCAATCGTCCCAACTTCTCCCGGAAGTAGTTTACTTAGTATATTTGAATAAGATTTCTGAAACTCCTCCTCCAACGCCCCTTCGCAAATATTTCCTAGTGTTACGTACTCTTTAACTGCTTCGATAATGTTTACCCCCTTTTATTTTTTTATTGCTGGGATTATTTTTTAAGATAAATCACCACCTTTATATTTACACATTTCTTGATTTCTTCGAATAATAGTTTGTAATGGTGGAGCAAATAAAGAATCTGTAATCACGGTAATATTTTTATTTAATCGATAAGGTTCCCCGGCCTGGCAAATACAAGTGGCCCCGTTTTCATAATTAAATCCGTCTAATTGTGCCCAATAAGTAGCTATTCCAGTATCGCAACATATCCAACATTTAACCGCTTCTCTCGGTATAGCGCTGGTTCTTATTAAAATAGATCCGCATTGACAAATTCTTTTAAATTGACGTTCTGACCACTCAAATTGATTGCCACAATTTGCGCAGCGGTTAATTTTATATTTTTCGCTTAATTCTTTGATTACGTCCTTGAGATTAGGTAATAAATCCATCTTCACCCATCCTTTTTGCCGCTTCGTTAAACATTTTTATATTCCGTTTAATTTAACAACATTACCAGTTAAATACCCGGCCCGTTTGTTAATAACATCATTCTTTTCTCTGTCAAAATTGGCCTCATAAATTCTCATAAATTGACTTCTAAGATATTCTTGATTTTCCGATTCAAACATTTCCCGGAGTCCTATTTGATCAACCGTTTTTTCGATAATAGGATTGCTCCAAGTTGGTCTTTCCCCAGCATATTGGAACCTTATGGAGTTTGTCCCACTTGTAATGTATTTCCTAACTTCTCCCCACGCTTCCTCAGGCGAAGCTAATTCTGACGTTGAAAAACTCATTGCCGCTTCTCGGATCTCTGCAATTGTCGGAAAAAATTTTGATGTGATGATTACTTTTGTCAATGCCTTTTCCGCCAGTTCGTAGGGAATATCTTTTAAAAACTTTTCCCAAATAACAACCGTTGGTTCCGGGTCTTTCTCTTGCATATTTGGAAAACTAGCCAAAGCTAATGATACAAGTTTTAGAATTTCAGGTCTTTCCATTTCGTGCCTCCTCCATCATTAATTCCAGTTTAGCTAAGGCTTTTGGTTTTTGGGGTAGTCCTCCGTTGCTCTTGTTTTCTCGTCTATTCCAGTTGAGAATAGTCGCGTAATGCGATTTGTATTTGTATCCTTTAGAGGCAATCCCGAGATCGAGTTCTTCGATTTTTTCTTTTGTGGATGGTTCTCCAAACTTGTCCACCAATTTTATATACTCATCGGGAGTGAGCATAACTGTCTTGTTTTCCCCGTATACTACTTTTAGATCTTCCTTAGATCTTCTTTTAAGATCCTTACCAAGATCTTTAAGATCCGTATTCGTAATCGAGAGCGTATTCGTATTCGTATACGGAGCCGAATTATGTTGATTTCCGTTACTATCATTTGATATCAGTTGATTGCAGATTAATTCAGGATCTATCAAAGTACTTTCTTCATCGTCGAATGATGGATATTTAGGTTTTAAAGCCCTTGTTTGCTGGTGATCTACCCAATTTAAAAATTGAAGATAATATTTACCTTTGTTTTCGTAAATACAAATCGTTCCTTGTTTAGTCAATCCATAAAGCCATTCGACAATTTGTGATAGTTTGATAGTAAAATTTCCTTCAGCATCAAGTTTTAGAGGGAAACACTTTGCGCGAACAATTGCTGGTTTTGCTTCCATTCTGCCATAATCTTCACAGTTGACAATTAGCCGGAAAAATAGACGTTCTTCTTCCAAAGAAAAGCGGTCTATAGTTTCACTAGTTAAAATTGATTCTTTTAAAATTCTATTTGGCATCTCCTTTTCGCCCTTCTTTAATGCCTTTCTTCATTGCGGTTAATATCATCTAAACCTTTTGATCCGTGGTCGTAAGCACTCACCCATATTTCTACTTCTCGCATGTGTATATCATTGGCAATTTCGACAGCTTCCCTAACACAATTTTTAGCATCCCAATAAACCTCCGTAGCAGTAAATCTCAAAATAACATAGCCTTGTTTGATTAAAAACCTTTCTCTTTCGTAGTCGTACAGTCTTTGAGACTTTGTTTTGTGATATTCGTGACCATCAATTTCAATTGCACAATTGTTATATACGAAATCAACCCTATATTTTCCGATGGTTACTTGAGGTGTTAATTCCGTCAAAAGATCACCTTCGCATTCTTGAAATTCATCATAAAATTTCTGTTCAATCTCGTTCATTCGTCGAATTACCTCCTTTTTTAAACCACTCAAAGGTTTCTTCCCGAATAAATCTTACGGATTTCCCGACTTTATAATGAGGACAACCGTTTTTAATAGCGTTATCAATAGCGGTCATGCTCACTTGTAGTTCAGCGCAAAGATCCTTCTTTGTAAGTGCTTGATCTATTTTAATCACCCTCTCTCGTGTTTTATTGTATCATTTCATTGTCACAAAATCAACCATCTTTCCCAAAAAAATAAGGTCATTTTTCATGACCTTATTTCCCCAGTCGGAAACTCCCTAATTAATTCCCCAGGCCAATACGGAGCCAGATTTTGTTTCATAAATAGTGGTATTCCGTATTTTCGAGAATTATTTACAATATCCTCAATCCATTTTGCAATGGGAGGAACCGCCCCTGGTCCGGTCTGCGCCCCAATAATAATCCAATCTACAAATAAAATGTATCCACGGGGAATCGGTCCAAGAAGCGGTTCAAAACTCATAAAAACTTTGTAACCACCATCCTTCGCTCGGCATAAATGAACCATACGATCACTAGCAATGATAGTCGTTTCGTCACCGCGGATGATTTTATCAACGTCATCCCCGGCTCCAGTGACGGTTGTCCCAAGGTATATCTTATTTTTATTAATCCAATCAGATGTGTTACCATACCGTAAAAATGTACGATGGATATTAAAGGGATCTTTTGATAAAAATAAGTATGCATGCTGAGGATGGGCTTGAACACATGCTAAAATAACCTTTTTCCATTCCTCTTTTATCCACCATCCTCCCAAATCACCCATTGACCCCATAAAAATACGAAGAGGGTCATTGAGATTTTTTTCTGGCCACCCCTTTAATTTCCGCTGTTTTATTATTTTTGGATTTAATTTTGCGGTTTTTAAACCTTGAAGTCGTTCAAGTTCCGGGCGGGGATTAAACCTCTCATTTATCGGCCCCTCGCCAAACCATCGCGCTATTTTACGACCATAGCAATATGGGCACCCGTGTAGGCAACCTGGGACGGGATTGAGTGTAAGATCAGCCCAGTCGATATTGGTTAAGTTCATTTTTCTTTTGTAACCTCACTTTTTAATATTTCCTTATATTCCCAATAGTAATAAACTTCTCCAGTGTACGTACTTCGTAGTTTTAAATATTCTTCCTGATCTGCTTTTAATCCGCAAAAAACATAACATTGTTTCAATTCCCTTTTTATATTGACTATCACCGAAATTATTTTTGAACCCAAAGCCTTGCCAAGTTCATTGCGACCATTGTCCCACCATTGGCCAGATGCCTTTATAATAGTTCCATCCATCATTGGGATATCAAATTTGCATCCGCCAAAAGCTTCCCAACCTACAGATGGGTTTTCATATTTATAAACCTCAACAAAAATTCCATATTTATCTATACCAAATAAATAATTACCATATTTTTCATATTTAATTTCAGGATATTCATTTAAAACAAGAGCTTCGCCATTATTAACTTTAACAACGGCCTCGATTTTATAATTATCATTTTTAACCATTTTCCTTCCTTTCCTCATGCCATTCGATAATCTCAAATTCGTAAGCTTTAAGACCGATTTCTCCACTCGGAGTAATCGCCACCATAGCCCCGTGGCTATTGACCCAAACCTCATATTCGTGATCTTTTATGGCCATCACGATTGGCAGTCCCAGCAGTACGGATATTCCCGGAATATCCGATTCTGATGTAACGGTTTTTGCCATTAATATCTTTTTTGGAACTTTCCCGCGCCATGAAGCCGGGTATGAATCAGACTGTCCTTTTAATGCCAAACTTTCATAAGATGATTTCATTTTTATTTTTCCTCCTCATTTGTTCTTCAACTTTATTTTTAAGATAGTCTGACCAATGCTCCTCTATTTTTTCATTGATCAAACATTTTTCCTTACAATACAAAAATACCCCTTCTTGATCGTCGATTTGTTTTGCGGGACATTCAGGAGGGCAACCGCCATTTTCACCTGAACGAAGAGACGAGATAGCAGCGGCTAATAATTTTTCAAGTACTATAATTTTATTTTCTTGAAATTCGATTATTGATTGATTTTTGTTAATAATAGTGTTCAAATCTTCAATTTTTTCACTTAAATCCCTTACAAAATCTACTCTTTCCTTATCCATTCTACACCTCCAAAAAGTATGCCCAACATTTTTCCGATGGATCACTTGGTGTGCAGTTTTTTTCACACCATTCTTCTGATTTTTCGCATTGATTTAGTAATTCGGCCGGACAGTCATCCTCATGCAACTCCAAAAGACAGTCACGAAATTTTTTCAGAGTTTCAATCTGTACTTTTTGACATTCAATGTTTTGTTGGATATCAATTAGATCTTGTTGCAAAGTTTCAACAATCGGCCTGATTTTGTTTAAAATTTCAATTCTGCCCCGATGAAAAAGGACTTTTTTTGATCCAGTTTGACCACGATCCATTATGTTTAATTTTGCAACTGTAATTCGCTTGATTTCTTTATCTATCTCAACTAAATAGTCCATTTTTCTCCTTTCGTGGGCCGGTGGTTAGACCGGCCCTGGGTAGTTAACCTAAATTGGTAAATTTGTATTGGATATAATCAGCAGGTTCAACGGTATACCCATTTCGATGAATCCATTTTCCAGAGATTAAAAAATTACCAATGCTTACCCGTTCCCGCTTATCAAGTTTCTTTTTAATGAATTTATCAATTTCATCAAACTCTTTTGATACCGGATAAAGTTCCGCTCGTCTCTCGACCATCTCCAAAAATTCGAGATCATCAATAAATTCCAATCCATCCCTAACCATTGGAGGTAAACAAACATGATCAAAAGCGCAATACTCACAAACCGAATAATCATCAATTCTTTCCGGTAAAGTGTTGTTTGCTACATGGTTTTCCACTCGTTCGGTTTTTTGGAGAAGAGATTCCATATAAACCAAATCAAGTTTTATCGGTATAATTTTCGGCTTAAATCTAGGAATGGATTTGATGTAAAAAAATCCCTCCTCCTCGGCTTTGATGTAAAGATAGGTAATAAGCTGAGCTGGGTACTTTCTAATCCATGATTTTTTAGAGTTAAAGAAATCCTGGAGGCAGTTAAGGCGGTCGAAGTCCAAGATGTTTAACCCCTTTATTTCCCCAGTGATTACAACCCCGTCACCAAAGTCAACCCGAACGTCAAGGTGAGCGGAAATTCTCGGTCTGCTTTCCATGATCGCTTTGTCGGGTTCCGGGCGATAAACCCGGAATCCTGCTTTTTCCAAATCTTTGATTGCCAAATCTTCAACCATGCGGCCACCCTGAAAAACAAACTCTAATTCCGGGTCATGTGGTTTCCGATCAGCCCAATTTACAATGGAATGAACCAAATAACGTTCACATGGATGACCGATTTCCGAAGCTCGGACAACATATTGAGGCATAATTTTTATGTCAGATTTTACCGAATCATAGATCCTATTTAGGATCAGTTTTGGATCCATCATTTGATTTTGCCGCCTTCCATTTGTCATATCCTTCCAAAACCTTGTCGTAAACTTTAGGAATCTGTTTTTCAGTTAAGGATTCGATCTTGGATTTGCCGGGGACTTCCTTTCCGTCACCAGCAGTAAAAGAAGTTAATTTCACCAGCAAGGCAGCACATTTTGTCTCATCATTGTTACACATTTCTTTAATCATATCCCAAATTTTGGTTCGTTTATCTTGAAATTCGGGCGACATTTCCTTATTATCTTTGGAATCATATTCAACCCCTTTAATTTTTGTAACATCCAAACCAGATTCCCTTAATTCATCGATAGTAATGTTTTTGAGACCAAGTAAATGACCAATTCCATTTCCGATACAATTGGTTAATGCTGATTTTTGAACATCGCCTTTATCAATTTCCGATAATGGTTTATCGATACCTCCCTTGCCTTTGCTAAAAAATGAATCCCGACTAGACCGGGAACCAATCGCTTCAACCTCAATATCTTTCATCGAAAAATAACCTTTATACTCGAATCGAAAATGACCATCGTCTTCCAAAAAATAGGAGCACGGATCAATCCTCCATGAAATCCCATACAACCTAGCTATTTTAGCGCTGCCGGACTCTTGTAAATAAGGTTTACCATTTTGTAAAATCCAATCAGAAGGATTACTTACCTTGAAGGCGTAAATTCTTATTTTTCGAATTGCCTCAATTCTTTTTTCAGCGTCCCTAGCTATTTCAATCAATCGGTCATCATATATTGCCGGTAGTTGGTTTTGGTCAATATTTTCCAATTATTTTTCCTCCCTCTCAAATTTAATTTCTGTGATATCAAACACCTTGTTAACTTGGCCGGTTTCGTCTTCAAGAATTGCTCCAATATCAATTGATCCTTTTTGAAATGTTTCGGAAGAATAGGAATTTGGTTGAAAAAAACCTTCTTGAAACCACTGATGAAAATAATATAGTTGATCATGATAAAAACATTTTATAAGTTTGTTCATTTCGCTGTTCTCCTTTGTTTGTTTTACCACCGCCATTTTCAAAGCCTCTTCTTTAATCCAATTTTCCTCCTTCGGATCAAGTTGATATTTCTTTAATTCTGCTATTCCAGCTTGGTTGATTTTGCCATTTTCAACCTGTTCGGCAATAATCTGAACAATCGGTAGTATGTATGCGTAATTCATGCCCGGATCGCCCCCACAAATTTTTCTTCCCCGTTCGGAAACAAATGGTAAAATCGAATCCAACCATTTTGGAAAATAGATATGAGTCTAGGCATTGTTAAAAACCTCCTTTCTGACTTTGTAATAAATCACTCCTCCCCTCTCCTCTGCGTCAAACACTTGCCAACGCGGCCATAGGAGAGGATATTTCTCTTGCATTTCAAACTGCGAGATCTCAATAATAATCCTCATTTAATCATCCTTATTTTTAGTTTAGTCGGGTGCATGTATATTCCGTAATTATTTTCACTATTCCAAGTTCTTTATCAATTAAATTTTTGATATTTCGCGGTAAATTATCATAATCGCCAAATTCATCCAATAATTTTTTTACCTTCCAATTTTTATCCGCTAACTCTTGCAGTTTTAGATCAAATTCATCTTTACTGATTTCCATTTTTACCCTCCTTATTTTTTAGTGAAGGCTTTTCACCTTCTCGGACTCCCGGAGTTTCTGCCGTGGTTGACGGGTCGTTTACCCCTACCGACTCCCTAATATATAGTCTATACTTTTGGTGCTGGGAAAACCCAATCTTTGACCAAAAGACACACCCGCATTTCTGCGCCGTCAACCTATACTTTTTAAACTGGCGTTCCGGTATTTCAACCGGATAGTTTTGATGCACCCTCTCGGTTTTTAGGCCAGGGATCAGAGTTCCTTTACTCCCGGATACGGATTTTTCTTTTTTCGGTCAGTTCCGCTCGACAGACCGCCGCCAGTTTCGGACCAATCAGTCCGGAGGAAGATTTGTTTGATTGACAGCTCACCAGGGCATCAACAGGGATATGGTGATCGTGTCGGTTATATCCCCTTTCAAACAAATCTTCATCGGGAGCGATTGGCTCCCTTAATTACAGATTTTTCCATTCGTCAATATCAATTCCTAGAGCATCACAAATTCCTTTTTTAACTATCGGCAAAGGATTTACTTTACCGGTTTCTATGTCCGAAATTGTGGCTCTCGAAACATGTACAATATTTGCCAAATCCCGCTGAGTCCATCCCTTGTTGATTCTCTCTGTTTTCAACCAATTAAATTTCAATCTCATCACCCAAACTGGATTATATCAAATACTTTACATTTTGTCAACTACTTTACATCAATTCCCGCAAGGATTTCGCAATGGGGTTGAGCAGGATCGAAAATACATTTTGATAAATTGAAAGAGGCGGTCGATTAAAACCGCCTCTTGGTTACTTCTGGATTATATTTCGTTTTAATACTTCCTTATCAAACCTCTGCGCTAAATGTTCAAATTCATTTTGGGTGGCGGCTAATTTCTTCCGCTCGTGATATAAATTAACCTTTTGTTCGATCAGAACATCAATTTTTTGATCAAACTCTTCTTGTTCTGCTTGAGTTAGCTTAACTTTAATCCCTTTTTCTTTATCAAAAACTCTAACATGATCGACTTTCGGATTTTTTAAAAAATCAGTCATTCTTTCAAGATTAAAATCTTCAATCGGACCAAAAGTTCCATCTCGGTTAATTGGTAACATCATTTGACCTCCTTTAATATTTTAATCGCCTTTTCAGCGTTTTCCCTCGTTAACGCTTCTGTGTATTTTGTTTGTACAAGATAGGGTAAAAGATCGCCCATATTATTACCATCGTCGATTATGACAAAATTTTCTGGTTCTTCATTACCCCGCCAAATCCAATCAATTAACCATCTTTTTACTTCTATGCCTCTAATTGCTTCAGAAATACGTGGAGTTTGAGACAAACAACGACCCGGTATTACTCCATTATTATCCAAAATATCTTTTAAAAATTCGATATCCCCCCGCCACGCGCTCGAAACTACAATATAAGCACCAGTTTGTTCGAGGATATAATTAAGATTTTTAACCGCTTTTTCTCCAAATTTAGTTTTGGCAGGATTTCCGGGATTTCCCACAATGCAAGTACCTTTTGGATTCATTACTCCGTCGAAATCAAGGAAGATTATTTTCATTTTACCTCCAAATCTGGCGGGATTTCGATAGGAGGGAGTGGAATTATAAAAAATTGCCAATGGGTTATATATCTACTTTTTAAATAATCTTCCTTATTATTTTTCCAATAACTTTTAATATATTCTTTACATACAAATCCCCCTGCAACTACCCAAATATCTTTGTCAATTGGCGGTAACTCATCTTCTATTTTTATCCAGTTCATTTTAATCCTCCTCTATCATTTTTACCATATCTGGGCCAAGATCTTTCATAAGCACCAGCACTGTATTTTTAAATCCATTTTCTTTTACAATTAATCCGTCTTTGTTGACTAAAAATCGAAACTCCTGAAATTTTTTTTCCTGGTCTTTTAATACCTTTTTAAGTTGTGTATCGAAATGATAACCTTGTTTATCGCAAATCATTTTAACTTCTTTAACCATATCGATGGCGATGTTGGTTAAGACTAATATTTGGTTTTTGGTCTTTGATTCCCGGATAAAGATTTCATAGTATTGGGTAGCTCTCATTTACCATCCTTCCTTGATTCCAATAATATCTTTTAATTTAACATAACATTGATTTCTATGTTGTCTAAGAGTAAATCCAATACAAACTTCATCAAACAACCACGGTCCAGGATCACGAGATATCCATCCAAAACCAATAGTCGAATAGCCATTTACAAAATGTTGTAATTGCACTTTAGTTCCTGCCGGGGGTACCTGATTCACTTCCATTTTCTCCTCCTTTTTCCATTCTTAAAATAAATTGCCTTAAAGAATCACCAACAGTCATTTTTTGTTTATTGTTCATTTCTCCCAAAATATTACAATCAAAGCCGCTAACCATAAATAAACTATACCTAAATAAAATATCGCCTTGCAAATTCTAACTAAGATGGGACAGGCAATTTTATTTTTCTTCATTGTTTTCCTCCGTCAACTCCAATATTTTTCTACCATTTAATCTATCGAGCAAACTGAGTTCAATGAATTTATCATCAGCCAAAAAAGCTCCAATCGAAGCACCTCCGGAAGAATTAATAATATCACTATCATATTCCTCTTTAGGATTCATGTTTCCTCCTTTATTTTTCTTCATTGTTTTCCTCCTATGCCACTTTTATTTTTTAGTTTGACAATTGCAAATATAAACCCATATACAATTTTCTTTTTTTTCGTACTCCGAAGGTTTCCCGCAATAATTACATAATAAAGTTATCTCATTATGTAATCCACATCGACATTCTATTTTAGGTTTCATTCATTCTTCCTTCCTTCCATATTATTCAGCGGCGAGTGTTGCTTCCAAACTAAAATTTTCCGGTAATAATTCTGGGTTTTTGAATATATTTCCAAGGTTAGTCCAACAATCAGAATTGAACAATTCATTGTCAGGGATGATAATATTTCCGTCATGATATCCAGACAAATAATCCCAACAAATGCACTGCTTACTTTTAAAAATATTAAGCAAACAAATTATACCCAAACGGTGTTGGCCAATATCAAAACGATAAAATTCTTTTCCATTGCAATCAGTAAAATTAGCAAATGGCATAACTAAAGCGGAAAAAAGTTTTTCTATCTCCCAATTTTTGTAATAATGATCCTTAAATTTACCATCTTTATAAACCTCGATATAATCATCGTCGGTTATTTTTTCAGTCCATTGAATACCATGATTTGTAACTAAAACCTTATAACAATTTGCTGGACAAGGATATTGACCTTTATGCCAAATAGACTTTCCAAGAGGGAACCAATAATCTCCATCATAAATTAATTTTCCTTCTGCGAGTGCCCGATATTTATATATCATTTTTTCCTCCCATTAAAAAATACATATAATAGAAGCAATACAAATAAAATAAATAAAAATGAACCAACCAAAACAACCCATTGTTCCAAAACCGGATGCCGATCACAAAATGATAATTTCTGACCCGTCATTATTTTTATATCAGTTAATAATTTTCGTGCGCGATATGAAGCTTGAAACATTATTCCTCCTATGCCGCTTTTATTTATTAATCCATTACCAATTTTATTTCCCAAAATATCTATTTTTTAATCTGTTTGCCGTAGATTCTTGATTGTTATAAACCTTCGGTTCTTCTTTGGTTTCTACGGCAATTTCTTCCAATGGTTTTATGGGTTCAATTGTTTCCGCCAGTTGAACTTGAGAAACAATTTTTGTTTTACCTTGAGTTTTAATCAACAACCGGAGAGATTTTGAAAAATCCCTTCCTTCCTCGTCAAGTCGCTTAAACCATAGAACGATTTCGGGATCTTCGACATCGTCGAATCGAAAAGATTTAATATGTTTCATAGCCGCTCCTACTTAAAACTAAGTTGATAGAGTATGTATGCGCCGTAACAGTTCAACATTTGAAATGCCTGCGGAAAAAGTATTTCCTGATTAAGTTTATAGCGCGCTTCGAAGTATGGTTTTAAAGGTTTAGCTCCACCTCCGGCCAAAAGAATATATCGATATCGGGACATATTTTTTAATCGGCTTGCAAGTTGGGTGGAAATCTCGGATTCCAATTTGGAGTATTGTTTCGCCAATGCTGCATCGTAATTAATTTCAAACTGCCCGTTAAAAATTCTCTCGTTGTAAAATATTGTTTTAGTTAGTTCTCCGATGGAAATATCTTTTCCTTGATCTTCGAGCCACCTTTGAAGCCCATCATAAGCTTTAAACATTCCAAAATTGATCGAACCGGAACCGGTATCTAATGGTTCTCCCTCGGGATTCATTGATACATAATTAACGGTTTGATCCCCGATATCTAAAACCAAAACATTACTATTATAAACTTTTGGATAAACCAAATTAAGATTCAGATCATAACAATATCCAAAATAGGCCGCTTCTGCCTCGGGGATAACGTGGCAATCATCAATAACAAAATCAATTACCTTCCCCTTCATATCCCCGGCACCGTGGACGATTTTATGAACCCCCAAAAAAGCCTCTTTGATCTTATCTCTTTGTTTTCCCCAGTCGCCAGCCGGGCAATTTGCCAGAAGGGTAACGTGTTCCCGGTTGCCGGTCAACATTGAGCAGGCCGTTAAGGTCTGAATTTCATTTTGCATGTTGGTTTTATCTTCGTCCCGGTTTTGCAAAATTCCATCAGGGAATTGGCGAATAGCAAGATCCCCAACTGCCCAATCGTCTCCCTTGTAATTAACCAGGATGTCGCTTGGCCGCGTGTTGGTTAAAAGATTGAACCCGTCCGACTTGGCAATAACCGATTGAAAAACCTCGGTTTTAGTCCCACGTAATCGTTTTGTAAACGCTCTTCCGCTGTCAACGATAACAATATTTTCCATACGGTTTCCTCCTGTATTAAATTTAATAATTGTATTACAGCAGTTATATTACTTTTTACTTTTCCGCTAAATGTCTCCTTTTCGCCAAACAATGCAAACAATGTTTGCAAGTTACAAAATTTGGATCGGTTGTGATAAATTTATTGTCAATAGCCAAATTGCAAATAGACCACGATCCCCAATCAGACAGTTTTCCACCGAAAAGGTGGATTTTTAGATTAGACATTGATATTATCCTTTATCATCCAGATATTAACTTCCTCTTCGGTGATTTCCTTCCAATTAATTAATTTTGGTTTGTAATATAATTTTTGATTCTGTTTCCAGATAAAAGGATGTTCTGATATGATTATTTCTCGATCATCCCAATAGCATATATTTGGATCATCCATATATTTAAAATAAATCCAATAATATTTACTGGTCACTTCAGTTCCTCCTCAATCTTTGGCAGACTTCTTTTAATACATTCCCGGACAATCATCGACTTACTGATCTCTTTACTTCCATTTTTTTGAGCTTCCCTAACCAAATCAGTAATTTTTTTGTTAATATCTTTTTTGATATAAAAATAAACACCTTCATAGTCTGGCAATTTTCTTGACACCTCCCTTGATATTATGATATGATGCTATCATAATTTAAAATGGTTGTCAAGAAAAGGGATTGAAATGGAAAAAACATTAGAAACAATTGTTATGATTAATGAAGAATTGGACCAAGTAATATTTATAGATGAGGAAGGATTTGTTTGTATTGAAGATTGTACTAATAATGTAATATGTTGGGATAGAGAAGATGTAATGAAAGTCTTAGATTTTCTCACAGACTTCCTGGACAAATAGAAATTTCTAAAAAATATAAAGATATATAGGAAACCCCTCTAAAGGAGGGGTTTCCTTATGTGCTGGGTCGGTGCGCATCCGATCCAGTTTCGACTCCGGACTCGTCCGGGTGTCGCTCCGCCCAAAATGGCATGTAGCCAGGGGGCGTTCCTGTCCACGCAACTTGCAACCAAACAATAATTGTTCAGCCCAACTGCTGGCGGACACTGCAATGTATCTATATTTTACCTTTTGAATTAAAGTTTGTCAATAACAAACAAAAACCACCGGGTGAAAAGTCCGATGGTTTTTGCCATAAGAAAGAATATAAAATGAAGGAGAAAAATGAACAAAGATCCCTTGCGGGCGGAAATGTCAGTTTGATTTTAATTTAGCTTGCAATGATGGATAAGTCTTTTTTAAAACTGTTAATACTGCTGTGTTACAACCAGAACAAACTTCCCCAAGAGTACATCCGGGGTTTTCTTTAATAAAATCATATAAGCGTTGTTCTTTTTTAGTCAGTTCCATGTACTTATTTTAAATCATTAGTTTGCAAATGTCAATTGTTTTGGTTGATAGGGATGGATTCGAACCACCGCGCCCGGAGGAGCTGGTTTACAGCCAGCCGCAATCGACCACTCTGCCACCTATCAGTATTGTTTGGCGGAAGGTGAAAGATTTGAACTCTCACACCGTATCACTACGGTTTAAACGGTTTTCAAGACCGCCTCCTTACCATTCGGACAACCTCCCGTAACAAATATTATATATGCTATTTGTTTATATTGTCAATGGTTAAAACTTTTTCCCGGTTATAACTAATAATCGGTTGTCAGTCCCGATCTCCACCCGAACCCCGACCAACCATTCCCGCCAGTATAGATTACCTTGACCGTAGATCCCGGAATCAGTCCCGGAGAAGATTCCGGCTTCCCAGGTTTTTGGTTTGATTTCCTTTTCCTCAAAGTCAATACCAAGCCTGACGTTATCATCAAACTTGGTAGTGGCCGTAATTGTTTCCAAACTTAGGGAGTCGGGGTTAAAACTGAAATTGACCGTAGTCTCTCCGGT